CAACGAAGACGACGCCAACAACGAAGACGACGCCAACAACGAAGACGACGCCAACAACGAAGACGACGCCAACAACGAAGACGACGATTTGCCAAAGTCGGTGGCAGAACTCGAGGAGCTGAACCTCCCCGCCCTGAAAGCGCTCGCGGAGGATTTCGGGATCGAGACAAAGCGCAAACGCAAAACGTTCCTGGTCGAAGAACTCACAAAGGCTCTTGATCTCAATCAAGACGACGACAGCGACAGCGACAGCGACAGCGGCGGAGAATGCCCGGCGGGCTACAAATTTGGCCATGATTGCAATGAATACGAAGAATGCCAAACCTGCCCTGAAGAAACGTTCGAGGCCTGCGCCATCGAAAAAGACAAGATCGAAAAAGGCGCGTGATGGACCGTCTTATCACGACCAAAGAGGCCGTGGAAATTGCCGAGTCGTGGGGGTTCCCCATGACTCGGCAGACTGTTCTGGCCTGGTCAAAAAAATATCGATTGGGCAGAAAGATGGCGGGGACTGGGTTAACCTCTCCATATTATATCGATCACAAGCGCTGGCTCGTCGCGCTCAAAGGCCTACGAGAGCGAGACGAACAGGCGCTCAGATTGCTTGAAAGATGGCAGGCAGAAAGGGTCAAGAATGAAAAGAGGAGATAGCAAAAAGCCCGCGCAAAGCGAGAAGTCAAGCATCAAACAACTTGAAAAATGGACAGAGGAAGAGACGCAAATCCAATACGATGGAGATTTTTCTTATGTAATGTCTACCGGCTCCACGTTGCTCGATCTCGCAATCTCCGGAGAAAGAATTCGGGGCGGCGGTCTCCCGATGGGGATCATGGCAGAAATATTCGGGCCTCCGGGCGCAGGCAAAACAGTCTTGCTACTGCAAATCGCAGGACAAGCGCAGCGAGAAAACGCTGAAGTCTGGTATAATGATACAGAATGGCGACTTGACCCCCCATTCGCCAAGACTTTTGGATTCAAGATCCCGCATAAAGACAAAGGAGTTGAATACCCTCAGAACCCCGTAAAATCAACCAATTCAATTTTCGACTCTTTCAAGCACTTAAGAGAGGGATGGAAAAGAGAAGACGCCCCTTTCCGCGTCGCGCTGATCGACTCTCTTGCCAGCCTCGACGAGCCCGATACAGAAGGCGGCTATTCTGGCGCGAGACGCGCCGCAGTTTTCACGGAGCAGATACGCCGGACCGCGCCGCTGATACGATCTGAATCCATTCTCGCTGTCTGTTCGAACCAGATACGAGCAAATATGACGACTCTTCCGTGGGCGAAAAAGACGAAGGCGGCGGGGACCTCTACTGCTGCGCTGCATCAATTCAGTTTGCGGCTCGAAATCAACTGGATGAAAAAGAAACAAGAGGAAAAAACGATTCGCGGACATACAGTAAAGAAAACAGTTGGCACGGAATTTGAAATTGAGGTGGTAAAATCATCCGTTGGGAAGCCTTACCGTGAGGCGCCCGTCTCTATTCGCTTTGATTACGGCGTTGACGACATTTCGGAGAATCTGAAGTTCCTCAAGCGCTTGACTGGAGGCTTTGCTCTTGGGCACGACAAGCTAGGCGGGACGCTATCTAAGGCAATCGAGACTGTCGAAAAAAATGATTTAGAAAGCGATCTCCGAGAAACAGTCATTGACCTTTGGGAAGAGATCGAGCTTGCCTTTAAACCCCGCAGGAAAAAAAGGTTTTAGCATGCAGAGAAACGACGGGAAAAAACGAGCGCGCCAGCGTATCTCTGTTGCCTCTGCGAAAACAAAAGGAAGGGAGCTTCAGCAATGGACGGCGCAGAGAATATCCCAAATCACCGGGATCTCTTGTGGCAAGGATGAGGATATTGAATCTCGTCCCGGAGCGCAGACGGGCGTGGACATTATTCTGCGCGGAGCGGCGCGAGAGGCCTTCCCATTTGGGATCGAATGCAAGAGCGGGGAGCATATTGGTTGGCAAGCTGCGATACGTCAAGCAAGAGACAACGCCAAGAAAAGTCGCTTTCCATTTTGGCTTGTATTCTTAAAAACCAAAAGATTCAAATCAAGATTCGTGCTGCTCGAAGCTGAAATTTTTTTCGCCATTTACGATATCGCGTTAGGTGGCGCACGAGCGCATGAATTTCAAGGGACAGTTCAGGAAGTCATTGACGAAAAAATGGAGGAAATATGCAGGGACGACGAATAAGATACCTTTCAATCGGGGGCTTGATCTCGCTGGGTCTTGCGATCTCGATAAGCAATGGATCTCTTTTCCCATACCTCAATTTAGCGGGGATTTCTATTGTCGCGATTTCCTTGTGGTCGCTTGTCGAGATTGATAAAAAATGATCAGGACAATTCATCTCCAAGGGTTTGAAAGCCATGTTAATTCGAGCATTGAATTGGGCCCGGGCGTAAACGCGATTGTCGGAGCGAGTGATTCTGGCAAAAGCTCGATACTAAAAGCGCTCAGACTGATTCAATTCGGGCGCCCGAGTGGAGACGCTTATATTCACGCTCGCGAAAAACAATCGAAAATAACCATCGAATTTGATGATGGAGTCGTTACAAAAGAGAAAGGAAAAGTTAATCAATTTTCCTTGAAAACGGAAGAGGGAGAAAAGAGTTGGAAGGGCGCGAATATACCCGCCGACGTTGAAAAGTTCGTTAACCTAAACTCAATCAATTTCCAATTTCAATTCGACTCTCCTTTCCTCGTCAGCCTGAGCCCTCCGGCCGCAGCCAAAGAAATAAATGAGGCTGCGAATCTCGACAAAGCCGATAGCTCACTGACAAATATTTCCCGAGCTTCGAGAAGATTAAAATCAAAGCTCATGGACAAAAAAGAAAGCCTTGACGAGCTCAAAGAGGAAAGGAACGAGCTTAAATATCTTGACGAGGCAGAGGGCGCGTTTAGTGCCATCGAAAATCTCGACCGAGAAATAAGGGCGCTTGAATCTCAACAAAGCGAACTGCAAGGGTTGCTTGACCATAAGCAAGCGCTGCTGGAGAAAAGAGAGCAACTTGACCAAGATGATTTGACGAATGCGAAAAGCGCGCTCAACACCATCGAAAACCAGATCAAGGAAATCGAAAATCTCGAGAAAGGCCTTGACGAGCTATCGTCTTTGATCGACAAGAGCGCAGACCTGAGGCAGCAGAGGGAAGCGCTTGTAGAGGAGCGCGTCGACCTTGAAGAGACCTTAAAAAAGACGATGCCAAACATCTGTCCCCTCTGCGGGCAAGGAATAAAAAAATGAATATCGTTTTCGCCGCTGATTTGCATATTCGACAAAGCGCGCCACGAAAGCGCATTGACGATTATTTACGTGCGCAATGGAGCAAGGTTTCTCAAATTCTTGACCTTTGTCAAGAAAAAAGCGCGCCTTTGATTGTGGCAGGCGACTTTTTTCATTCTGATGCGCCAAGACATTGGCTTGTAAGAAACGTGCTCTATATCTTGAATTTTGAATACCCAGAAGTCAGGGTCTATTCTATCGCCGGGCAACACGATTTGCCAGGAAATAACGCGTCAAATTGGGAGGACTCTCCCTTGGGGGTTTTGTCAGCAGCAAGACGCGTTCATGGAAGTGAGACCGCGCGCGCGCATTTTCAAAAAATCGGGATTGATTTCGTCGACTATGGAGAAGATTTTCCCAAGAACTCCTCAAGTTCAATTCTCGTCTGCCACCGGCTTGTGACCGCGGAAAAAACAGACATGAAAGGCGCGAGTCTTGCGCGTTCATTTATTCAAAAAAATAGAGGATATGAACTGATTGTGGTGGGTGACAACCATGAATCGTTTGAAAAAAAGATTGGCAAAACAACGCTTATCAGCCCCGGGAGCCTTATGCGGATGAGAATCGATCAAAGAGATCACAAGCCCTCCGTTGTCTGCTATAATACAAAGACGAAGGAATACAAAAGAATTTTCCTCAAAATTGCTCCTTCAGAAAGCGTCTTTGTCTCGAAAGAGGAGGAGGAAAAGGAAAAACAGAAAAAGGAAAAATTCGCTGCTTATATCGATCAAATCAAAAAAGGGCGAGGAGGGAAAATCTCTTTTGAACGCAATCTTGAAGCGCATATTACGACGAACAAGATTGAAAAGCCAATCGCCAACAAAATCTGGCAAGCAGTAGAGCAAGCAGAACTCTAGGAGGTGGAAGATGCTGTTGCCTGCACCTTTTTACAAAACAGAATTAACACCAAAAGAGGCAACAAGCCTCATCGAACTTATCGGGAGTATTTTAACCGAAGAACCCTCTTTTAGGCTAGGCTTTGTTGAGCTTCAATCAGAGCCGGCATTAATGCTTGACGACAACGAAAATCCCAGCCTCAATGGGACGCGAATCAAGATCGGAATCCTTGCCTTCCAAAAAGATGAAAACGCATTGTCAGAAGGAGAGGACCTCTGGCAATCATATCTTGACAGAGAAAACAAAGCGGAAACTCGCTCAGCAAGCTGAGCTTGATTTATGGCCGTTCTTTTGGGTAATTGCAATCGCAGCTTTTCTGGCTCCAACTCGTTGTGGTGTTGTGTCGTGAAGCGAAAAGCTGCCCCCTCAATGCAGGTTGCCAAAAGACGCAAGTCTTGATCTTCAAAAGATCGAGAGCGGCCACCCTTTTTGATTCTCGCATTTCTGGCTATAACGAAAGACGAAAGGAGAAAAAACAATGGCAGAAAAAGATTTTATGACGGTTTTTGAAGAGTTTATGGAAAATTGCCCTTGGCGATATGAAGATTACAAAACTCCCCTTCCAGACGACTTCGACGTTGACACCATATATAAATGCCAGGCAATTGAGCGAGAATGCAGCACGGAAAATTGCGCGATTTTTAGCATCTGTTGCGCATTCTCAATTGATTTTGACTGAGGATAAACAAATATCTTGCCCGCGCGAACCCGAGCGCGAATGCTGGCATAGTGTTATCAATATACGACGCTGGAGGTATAAGCAATGCCGAGGGTGCCCAGCGTGGAAGGAGTTGAGCGAAGATGAAAAGCGACAACACGAATTTGGTCCAGAAGGTAGCGCGAATCCAAAAACAAATTACCTCCAAACAAAAAGAAATCGATCAACTTGATGGGCGGCTCGAGAATATTAACGAGATGCTTATGGAAAAAACAAAAGGATCAAAAACCGCCGAAGATATGGTGGCAAAACTTGAGGCAGAGCTTGCAAGAAAGCGAAAAAAGCTCAAAAAATCAATGGAGACTTTTCAAAAGACTTTCCCCCAAATAGGAGGCCAATGATGAACCCTGCGGATAAAGCGCTGCAAGACCGGCTCCGTAACCTTCGCGTCGACATTTCGACGGCAAAGAAAAAGATCGAGCGCGCCACCCAAAAAAATCGAAACAACCCGCCTATGCTCGCTTTTCTTCAAAACATTTTGGGGTTTTTTGACTCGTTTGAGCATACCATTTACCTCACCATCGGGCTCGCTGCGGAAAATCAAGAATTGAAGGGGCGGCTCAAAAAATACGAAAGCGTCGAAAGCGCATCCACAAATGTTCCCCATTAGAAACGCGCGAACAAAACTGGACCAAATGATTGGGCGACGAAACGCGCTTGACGATCAAATTTTCCGGCACGAAGAAACGATTGCGGAGCTTGAAACCGAGATCGATTATACCACAAAAGCGCAGATCATTATTCAAAAAGTCGCGCAAGAAACCCAAAACCAATTCAAGATAAACGTCAATGCGCTTGTCACTACTGCGCTTGGCATTGTCTTCGAGAATGATGCCTACGAATTCGAGATTGATTTTGTGACAAGACGAGGGAAAACGGAGGCAGATATTTGGTTTATTCATCCAAATGGGAAAAAGCTCGATCCTATGGCATCCTCTGGGGGAGGAGCTGTCGACATTGCCGCCTTTGCGGCAAGAGTTGCTCTCTGGAATCTTTCAGGGCCAAAGACTCGCCCAATAATCGTCCTTGACGAACCCTTCCGCTTTCTTTCTGCGAATCTACAACCGCTCGCGTCTGCAATGGTCAAGGAAATAAGTCAAGAGCTAGGCATCCAGGTCATAATGGTCACCCATAGCGAGTCGCTTTTGGAAAATGCAGACAACACAATTCGAGTTGAAAAGGTTGGGCAGATAAGCAAAATTGCCTAATTTTGGGTTTTAAAGATTCTGGCTATAAATAGTAGCAAGAGCAAAGAAAGGAGAAGCAATGAAAGTCTTGACGCTCTTTTTATTGCAGCGCGACGAGCGGGCCGGCGTAAGCTGCAAAAAAAGAAATTCCGCCGAATGTAAGAGAGAATGCTAACCCTACGGGGTTAATCTGTGGCAGATCGGGGGCTTTCGTCGGCCCCCGATCATTTTCAAGAAATAGGGGTGAAATATAATGACGCGTGATGAAATAATTCAAAACCACGAAATTATGAGGAGGATACTGAGATGGGGATATCGGGCGAATATCGATAAAGACCGGTGTCCTTTTCACTCTTTTTATGACGATTGGGATGGGAATAATTATTTTTTTCGCGCAACAAAATGCCACGTTTGTCGAACTCTTTTCCCTGATTTGCCCGGCTTAGGAACGCATATTTGTCCTTGCTTAGCTCTCGGAGTTAAGGGAGTCAAAATCGAATTGAGGCGCGTCGTCGCTGATTATTATGCCATAAGGAGCGAGGAAAATCTTCGCCCATATGAAAGACTTAACATCAAAGGAAATAGCGAATGCCAGAAGTGATGGAAGTAAAGTTCACGGTCCGTTGTCAAAATTGTGGCGAGACTTTGAAGGCGAACGTTGACGACACAACCCCATATATCGATCTTCTCATTGAGCCCTGCGATTGCGTTGAACAACAAGGGTTTCTAAAGGGAAGAGAAGACGCGTTGGCAGAGATATCCAAAAGTTTTGTCACCATGATCAACGCTAAAAGACCCGCCAAACCCGAGGAGATGAAATGAAAACTTTTGAATCCTGGTTTCGAAATCAAATCGAGAATTGCAAAGCGACGAGCGGGCATTGGGATCTCAATTTCCCTACAGAATCCATGCTCAAAGAACTGCGAAACCAAAAGCAGGGCGCGCGGGTGCGCAGAAGGATAAAGCGCTATCGAAGAGCAGAAGGAGCAGACGGAATGCGCCTCGAGCTAAAGGCGAGGCTCAGCCGATTAATTCGCGCTCAATATGACGCCAAACCTTGACGGAGACGCGATTTTATTCCTCCGGAGAGGGCTCAGCCGGAGTTGGCCCACAAAGCGCTCTCAGAATCGATATATGCGTTTTGAGGCGGTTGAGGTTTATCAAGAACTTTTTGGCCTGGTCTTTGTCGAGACAATAAAGCCCCGCCTCTTTATCTCGCTCCCACTCCCCAATGTCGATCAAAGTAGGAGATGGAGGCAGAGATATTGGCTGGCAAGGCTCATCCGTCTTGTTTGCGCACGCGCTCACCAAAAGCATCGTCAAGACGAGCGCCAATACTGTCGTAATCATCCTCCTCCAAAATCCTCGCTTCATTTTTTTCTCCCTCTGTTTTGATCTCGTCGGCGCGCTCTCGTCTCTCAAGGCGTCGGCGAAGTTCTTTCGCAAGCGTGATGGCATGGTTTCTCTGCCGCCGCGCGCGCTCAACTCGCCCGGACTGAATCTTATAGCTAAGCCACCCGCCAACTCCGCCACCAATGACGATGGCGGCGATTACTGCATATAGCATCATGTCCAATCCCATCTCACTTCTCCTCCTCAGCCCCCACCGTTATCTCTGCGCCTTGGGCTGACGCTTTGATGGTGAATGCGCGACTATCGTGGCGATTGAAAAGGCAGAGACCCAACAAGCCAAAAAGCCCGCCCAAAACGACAGCAGCAGCGACAGGCTTAATATTCCAGTTCGAAATCAGAGAGCGCGCCGTGACTCCAAGAACTGCGCTCAAAAACGAGAACCATGTAATCCAAAGCATGATCTTGGATTGCGAGAGAAGCCCCTTTTCGTCAGTCCACAGATTCGACAGCTTGCGCTTGACGGGCTGAATCTTGACCTGTTTTTCTTCAGACATTTTTCCCCCATACTCTCAGCATCCAGCCCGCGCCAAAAGGGTAGGCCCACTCTGTCTCTGTTACCAGTTTATAGTAGTGCATAAACTGGAGGCCGTTGATTGCTCGATAAATAGCCTTTAGATTGTTCTTTGTCCAAAAAGATAGCTCTGCCTTTGTTCGCGGGCCAAGAACGCCATCAACTGCGATTTTGTTCCTCCCCTTGCTTCCAGAAAGAAAGTTGCATGCCTTCTGGGTGAAAATGATTGCGCGAGCCGTCCCGATGTTTACGCCCATCTCGAAAAGCTCGAGAGCGAGGGCCTTGCTCTCGAGTTGGTCAAGATTCATCTTCGTCCAGTAGTCGTCCCAATATATCGATTTCGCTTGGGACAGGGTCAGGTCTTTAACGTCTTGATCTGGGAAATGCTCGTCACAAACGCGCTGAGTGATCCCCCAGTTTGTCGCGCCACCAGGATCGTTGGAGTGATTGACATATCCTCCTTCGATACCAATCAACTCGTCAAACGCTTCATTAAACCATTCCGGATAAATTTCTGTTGCCATCATTTTCCTTCCTCCTTGCGTTTCAGTTTGTTTTAATAATCTTTTGATACACAACGTGCGGGGACCATAATCTCTTAGCCCAGCCTTTCCAGTCGCTTAAATGTCGATCTGGAATCCGGAGAAGCTCGTTATTTGTGACAAGATATCGCACGCCGCTTGTTGCTCTCGTCACTGCTATGGCGTGGCTTCCGCTCTCGCTCATGAGAGAATAAATATCTGCCTCATACCCTATCAACTCGAAAAGCCATTTGCCAAATATTGCAGCCCCATCACAATCGTCCTTGCGCCCGCGCGCGAGAAAAGTAATAACCCACGGCCGCCAATCGCCAACTTTGTCTCTTATTGGGTTCCATCTTCTGATTTCTTCGCGAACAAAAACAATACGCAAATTTGATTCTGGACGATATCTGACCGCTGTCTCCTCAATCATCTTTTTGACCCTTAAGGTCTGGCAAAGTTTGTGCGGGTGAAAAATCCAGAAAAAAACGTTATGCAAAAACGAAGACACCGGAAGAAAAATTTTGTAATGATAAAATTCCTTAAACCCCATTTATATGCCCTTTTGTCAAGTCTTGATTGATTGCTTGCTCGAGAGTCTCCTTCCATTGTTTCAACGCGGAGTCTTTAATGCCCTGCAATTTCAGGGCATGTTCTACCCGCTGGACGAGGACCAAATCTCTCTGCATCGACACCTTGTGTGTTTGTTCCATTGCGCTTCGCTGTATTCGATTTATTTCCCGCTGTTCGCGCAACTCTTGTGTCAGCGCAGTTATGCTTGTCGCTAAGCGCCCCATTTCCGTATTCCCCTCCTCAAGCCGGCGCTCGATCTGGGTCACTTGCTCGTCCATTGCGGCCTCCCGTGCTTCAAAGTCGCGAATACATTGCCGACGATATAGATTACATTTCTCTTCTCCTACTGGAGTGTCTTGAATCTTCATTTGTAGGGTTGTTATCGATTCCTCCATTTTTTTCATGCGGGCCGATATGCTCTTCAGCCAGAACATAACGAGCCCGCTTATGAGTGCCAATGCGGCGGATAAGAAAATACTCCCGGAATCGATCATTCAAGATTTTCCCGCGCCGCCTTCCGCTTCTCGATCCGGTCCACCGCCTCCTTGGGCAGGTCACCGTCCGCCAGCACGCCTTTGGCCTTCAGCGCGTCGAACAAGTCCTCAATGACCCGGATCATTTTAGTGTCAGTTTCTTCCAACACCGCCTCGGGGCTTGGCCCGGGAAGCGGTTCCGCCCGCCGCCGTCGAATCACTTTGTCAGCCAGAATTTCATATGTCGGGTCTCCAATCTGATGAGTTTTGGGGTTCCAATCGTCGATAACATCCTCAACCGGCAACCACCCTTGTTTCTTGAGTTCGGTATCAGACAAGGCCTTCAAATTCGAAACATGACCCCAATTCTTCGGCAAAGGACCGGGGTATTTTTTGATTTGACCGTTTTCAACTAAGCAGTGATTAGACATTTTTGTGCCTCCTTTATCGTATTTTCAATTTGTGGGATTGTCACCGTTTCAGGCAACGGCAATTCCTCATATTCGACATGATCCAAAGGGCGGTTCATGTATTCATCTATGAGTTTCTGGTGGTTTTCAGGTTTCAAGATTTGCGGATACAATTCCTCCCGTATCCGCTGTGGCATGGACGATAAAAACCCGATAGTGTTGTTTTGCAACCGTCCGTATTGCATGTAGTTTATCGCCGCCATTTCCTTGATTCGATATATCCACATTTCTTCGTCAAGTTGCCGTCGTTTCTCCGGCGTTAATTCGCCGATCTGATCTTTCAAGGCCGATGCCTGTTGCCAAAACCTAATAAATTCCCGATACGTGTTTTGCGCATGAAACCTCGCTTGGTCAAGTAAAAGGTTTGCATGGGTTTCTTCAATTGTATCTGTTGGGCTTTCGATCTTTTGTTCCAGCCTTTTTATACCGTTTTCTCCATAAATTTCATCAATCAATCCGCGTAAACGTTTATACAATTCACGGAGGGATTGCTTATACTGGCCGTAAAGCGTTCCGCCGTCACGAACAGTCACGAGGTAATCGTCTTGGAAACTTGACATGCCGGTTTGATGGTCTGATAAAAGCGCATGTAAATCGTGATTCATTTGTTCTCCTTTATATCGTTGATGCGGCTGAATAGTATCTCGCCGGAGTAGGCATGTCGGTTTTGTTGGTCCAGGTATCTGGAGCATAAGCGTCACAATCTTGAAGAAAACTACTACTATTTTGACCCCCATAAACATAACCGACATTTTCTATTGTTGATGCGGCTAAAAACTGTCTCTCCGGAGTAGGCATGTCGGTTTTGTTGGTCCAAGTATCGGGGTCATAAGCGTCACAATCTTGAAGATAACTACCGTCCGTCCCACCATAAACGTAGCCAACATTTTCTATCGTTGACGCAGCTAAACTATTTCTCTCCGGAGTAGGCATGTCGGTTTTGTTGGTCCAAGTATCCGGGTCATAAGCATCACAATCTTGGAGAGCACCACCGCCATACCCACCATAAACGTAGCCAACATTTTCTATCGTTGACGCAGCTAAAGCATGTCTCCCCGGTGATGGCATATTGGTTTTGTTGGTCCAAGTATCGGGGTCATAAGCATCACAATCTTGGAGATCACCACCGCCATACCCACCATAAACGTAGCCAACTAAACCGACGCCACCAGACAATTGCGCTATCAATAACGATTTGATTAACATGCTCATTGTTTACTCGCCATAATATGGACGTTAGAGCCCGCGTCCATGGTGAAAAGGAGAACCGCATACACTTCATCTGTCGTAGATATGTCAGGAGCGTTTCCATCGCTGGTGTGGTAATCGACGCTCGTTCCAGCGCCACTCCAGTCAACGGTTCGGGCGGTTGAATCCTGAGTCAAAATAATCAGAAGTTCGCCGTAATCACCACTTGCGGGCCAGTTGGACACCGAAAAGCTGGTCACGTTTTCGGTCAAGGTGGTGGTGGCGACATTGCCGTTGGTTAGGTCGATGGAAAGGGAGCCGGAAGACGATGAAACACTTTGAGTTTCGTGGCTCGTATCTTTCAGATTGGCGCGGACCAAATCATTGTCAGCGAGATTGAGGTTGCCGCCCATTGTTCCGCCAGCAAGCGCCAGAACCTTGTCGCCCTCAGGCACCTGGCTCGCGCCCAACCCAATATCGCTGTTGGCGTTCAGATTTTCGTATGTCACGCCCCCCGATGTAATAAAAGTGGAGGCATGCGCCTCGTTGCCGTGGCTACTCGGGGTGCGGCTGTCGCTGGAATCATCCAGCGTGGCATCCGAAACCAGGGCGTTAAGCTGGGCCAGGGTAGCCGAAGTGTGATCAGCCACTGCCCCAAGCGCGTGTTGTCTGTTGTGGTGGTCGTCAGCGCCAACGCTACCCAAGCTGGTGTGCGCTATCTGCGCGCCGTCGCCTCCGCTGTGGTCGTGACTGTCTCCATTGGTGACGCCCTTAGCGATAGGAGCATAGGTAGCGTCGTGACTATGGTCGCCTTGTGCGACTTGAGCGGACCCGGTTCCTACATCGCCGTTAGAATCCAACACTTCAAACGTGGTGGCCTCACCTCCGCCGGCTCCGGTTTGATCTTCAAACGCCAGAGATCCATCGGCCTGGACCGCGATAATCTGCCCGTCTGAAGCTCCGGAGTGGTCGGGGATGGCATCCAAGGTGGTCTTATTGGTGTGCGAGTGCAGATTGGCATGGGTGTGGTCGCCCGCCGCAACTTCGCTCGCGCCCGTTCCAATATCCGCTTCCTTCAGGATGGTGGCGTCGGCCGGTTCATACACTCCGCTGTGGTCGTGGTTGCCGACCGCCACCTGGTCCGCGCCCGATCCAACGTCCCCGTGGCCGTCGAGCACTTCAAACGTGGTGGCTTCGCCCCCGGCCGCGCCGGGGGGCAATTCCCAAGCCACCGACCCGTCGACCTGGACCATCAGAGCCTTGCCGTCGTCGGCGGCCCCGTAATCCGGGAGGCTCGATCCGCCGCTAAACGGATTTTTCAATACATTTTGACCCATTAGAGGCCTCCTTTAGTTAGTCCTGATCTCGCCGCCGACGGTCCCGCTACTATGGGCGGTTGTCGCCAGTCGATACCAACACGGCGTGGCCTGAAAAGCGTTAAGCTCTTGATTTTCGGTATAGCTGTCAATCGTCCGCCAATTAGCGTCATCGCTCGCCGGTTTCCCGCCGCCGCCGTATTCCAAATGCCGCTGAACGGCAACCGTCGCGCTCCACCCGCTTCCATAAATCGAGATTGACGCGCGTCCGTCGTGGGCGAAAACCGGAGCTGACTTCTGATTGTTCCCGTCAAAACTTTTTCTAACATGAGCCATGATGCAATCTCCTTATTTTACAGTAAGTGCCAAGGGCCGCCGCTCGTGTCGGGGTCATAGTAATAGTGAGTCTTTTCGTCTTTCACCCAACAAATCCACCCCTCCTGCGGGGTATAAAATTGCCAGGTTTGACCGGTAACGCTTCCGCTACTGTCATATTGATTAACGTAAACGGCAATTTTATCATCGTGCCCGGACCAATCGCCCGTAGCAGAATCGCCGACAATATAAGTGTCGCCGACAGATGGAGTTCCTGGCGGCGAAGTCAAGTCTTTGTCTTCGGCGGCAAGCTGGATAATACAATCAAACATCAACAGGTTGCCGTCCATATCGTCTTTCCAGCCGGAAGCGCGATATTCCCAATACGCTTTGACGCCCAACTTAGGTAAAGTAGCCATTATTGTGTACTCCTATTCCCCATAATATTCCCCATAAAACATGCCGTAGCCACGGCATTCGGCGATAGTATAACCCCATTCTGACCAGGAATCGTATCCATCACGAACCGATTTTAGTTCGATTCGCAAGCTCTCGCTTGGCCTGCTATCTGCATGGCCGAAGTCGGTTATTTCATCATCCACGTAATACACTTGAGAGGTTCCGCTCAGGCCGGTATATTGTTTTATTTGAGTGTCGTTTTCGTCATAAATCGTTAAGGTATAAGTCGTGCCAGTTTCAGGGCCAACGTTGCCATCATCCTGCTCGGTCACCGTCCGGCTTAGCTGTTGGGTTCTGTCACGGTGCGCCCATGCCACGGTCAAAGAACCCGTGATATAATCCGGATATTTATCTGTATTAATCCGTAGCTTGCCGGGCGGCAAGGGTCGAATCATTCTGCTATCAAAAGTAAGAGATATTGCAAAAGCCGAAGCAACTTCTAACACCCCGCGTGGCGTTTCCGGCAATAGTTTGGCGTTAAATGATTCTCCGCTTGAAAAAACCTCCGTGTATAAACGCCTATATGACTCAAAAAACCATACACTCGTGCCAGACAAGTGTTCGGACGCCACGGTATCAAATACGCCACGCTTGACTTGAATTTGGTCATCAGTATAATCAACAACCCAAACGAGCTCATCACCAATATAAGCAAGGTGATTTTCGACTGTTAAAGGATATACCAGGTCAAAATACGTCGTCCCAGTGATATCAATAAAAGTATCGTCTCGGCCAATATCAGAAGAAAGCGAAGTCCACGGGGTAAACCGCATGTTTCCCTTTTCCGTATACGAGCCTGTTTCGTCAGTATATAGCTGGATGGAAGAAGCATCAGAGCTTGGCTTGCTGCCGAGAATATTGGCCATGCCGTCATCGTCATCGTAAGAATCAACTTCATCTTGCGAAAACTTTTCTACAAGCTCAAAATACGTAGCTTCAACCATTGTTTCTTGCGGGCAATTGTCGGGCTCGTTTAGCGGATCTTCCCATTCCGTGTCATCATCCGGAGCCGCATAAACCGACTCCTCAACGCCGAATACGTCAGTGATCAATTCCAGGCGCACCCGTCCGTCCAATAGCTCACCGTAATCAACGCGTCCGACCCGGAACAACGCCGATACAATGCCGTAATCTGGATACCGCAAAACGACAACATCATTCATTTTCACGTTGTATCCGGTCCGGTTGACAATGGCCGTCATTTTGATCAGTCGGCTGCTAAGTTGTTTCAAATCTCGAAGCGCAACCTTCGCCGCCAATTGTGGGGTTGAAATTCCAGGATAATGGTTAGTTTGCGAAACAACACCAATTACGTTTTGGAGCGCAATATCCTGAACGGTAAAAGATCGCTCTTTGTTCAGAACCTGGTCGTTATATGTTACTGTAATTTCATTGATCGTATCGTGTAGCAACTGTTCATTGTAATCTCTTATTTCTATAATTGAATTTTCATCAAAGACGGTCAAGTCGCCGACGGTGTAGTCATCTCGCACCAATTTCAAAACAAGTTTCCCAGTCGATTGATCCATATACAATGATCCATCAATATGGCGCAATATTTCCGTGATAAAGTCTTCGGCTGTTTGGTTTTCTGCCTCCCATGCAATGCTTAACCCAAAATACTCAGAATAAAGCGTATCTGCGGCCGACTCGAAAGAATCCAAGTCCAAATCGCTTGCAGTATAACCCGCCCCCCATCCAACAACTATATCCCCGTCAAGCGCAACAACCGGAGCCGTCAACACCTCATAAATGATATGCGCCGGATTGCGATCTTCGGTATACGGTATGCCAACGCCGCCACCGCCGCTGATCATTGCATATAAAACAAAAACAAGAAATATGGAAAAAAGTATCATGCATCCCTCGAATCAATAGACGCCTTTTCCGGATACCATTCGCAATTTGTGCGCCTAACTTTTACATGCCAGGGCTTGATATACGGGTTGTTCGCCGATACGTAACCATGGAAAACGATTGAAGCAACACCGCGAAAAGCTGGCGGGTCAGTGGATAGACGCATGGCGTCAGACAAATAATCCGGGCATGTTTGAGTGTATCCGCCACCTAAAAAAATAAAATTCCCGCTTATCCCACCCTCTTTTCTTTCACCCCCGAAAAGGCCAGGACGTTCAATAGTTGTATCAATAAGGTTTTGCATGTTCGTTGTGTAAAATCCCTCATCGCCAGCCTCAATTCCAACAATAGAATCAATCGGGCCATGGCATAAAACGAGGTGCATCCCCATTGAATACCAATACCCGGAAACTTCAGTTTCGCATCCGCCTTGGCCTTTTTTACCCATTTTTCGCCCTCACGTTTTCGACTATTTTTTGCATCATGGAATCGTCGATATGTTCTATTTCGCTGATATCAACTCCGTTTTTGATAAAGTCTGCCCAATCAAGCCCGTGACGCTCAAACCATTTCCGCGCGCCCTTGTTGCAATACAAGGCTTGTCGTAAATCTTTCGAGTAAACGCGCATTCCTACCAACAAACTTGCTTCATAATTGGCGTCACGCCAACATTGCCATACCAAACAACATTCGGGTGATTCAGCCAAACAGACCCAAAAACCACCGGGATAATGGCAGACTGCGAAACCGTAGGCACCTCAACCTCTTTTGCTGGCGGCGGGGTCCCCTGGTTGAAATTTGGCTTCGGCTTCGGCATCGCCAAGTAAAGGACAACCGAGACCAACAAAACGACAAGGTAAAAAATCAAAGTCAAGTATCCCATAACAAATACTCCTTAGCGGTTGTTGACAGTCGGATTCGGCGAATTTGGCTGAAGGCCGCCAGAGCCAAATGGGTTCCGATTTGGTATTACCGGGAAGCCACCAAAGTTGGCGGCGTTGTCAAATCTATCATGACATTGACCCAGCGTGTGGTTGCATCCGGGATAAAATTTGGCCGAATAAACCGAGTAGTCAAAATCCACAGGACGAGCAAGTCGAACGGTGGTCCCTATGTGCTCATAAATCATTCGCTCAATACCTAATGCCGTTACAGACATCCACCCGCCGGTCAGGTAACCCCAGTCCAAAAAATCAGCCCCAGGGACAGTAAGCGTTAACCCGTTTTCCGAAATATCAGATATCGATTCCGCCTCCTCAAAGTCACCCTTGACAACCCGACATGACCGCAAATCGTAAAGGGTATACGGGCAATTGGTTTGATATCTTCGCCTGATCGCCGGGCGCTTCAAGCTCGAAAAAATGGGGACACACTTCAACACCGCCTCTTCGCCATCGTAAGTCCTGGACATAAGACGTCCTTTCCAAAGGACAATACTAAAAGACGATTGAACGCGGTATATTGTAAGCGATATAGCCTGTTCCGGCAGCCCATAAACAAGCTCGCCTATCATTGGATTGTTTCGCGGAACACGAATTTCAATTTCAGATTTTGGCATCTCGTTTGACTGTTGAATCCGCCCGCGTCTTATCGGTATCGCTGTATATGTTTCTCCGTCATAAGTCACGTCTGAATCGGACGAAGAATATCTCCAATCTTGAGAACCAGCAAAGTGAAAAAGCTCGGTCGGGTTGCTCGAATATGGACTTATTTCATAGTCGGAATATGTCATACATCACCTTGTATGATGAAATAGTTTGATTCTATTTGCTTGTCTACCCAACCATTCGGTTGCAAGCCAGTTTTCAAAGTCGTCCATGTTCCATCAAGTCCAGTAGTAGAATCATTGCTGGCCTTGACTGTAAAATTCGTGAACATATACGGAACAACTCCGGCAATGCCACCACTACCATTTATTCTTATTTCTCTGATCACGGTGGCCGAAGCAAACTCATATGCCCACCATTCAGTATTTTGTGCTACAGTTCCTCCCGTGGACCAAAAAGTCCACTGGTCATCATCGGCCGCCTTTTCGCCTTCATAAGAACCGACTTCCCGAGAGACATGAACTGTGCCGCCACTCATATCGTGCGGCTCATACCATCGCCATTCGGCCGGATCGGTTCTCATTTGAATAATCGGAACTTTGATGATGTAATATGAAGATAAATCCGGAACCTGAATACCAAGCCCCTCGATTTTATACCACAAGTAAGCGACCGCGCCATCACCATCCCAGCCCGGCGCGTTTGGATCGTCGAAAGCATCTTGGTCGATAACTTCAATGATCGGGAAACTCGTTTTCATAATATCGGCTTTTGGGTAAGTCATAATGATCCGGTCGGCGCCCAACCGACACATCCGCAAAACCGAAATAGAGCGAAAATCATCCGCGCCGCCCGCTAATCCGAGAGATGAATCAATGGTTAGTGTTTCATAATTTGCCGAAGTCGCAACGCCCGTTATTTCACGAACGATGTTGGTTTTGTTCTGCCATCGAAACAACAAATATTTCCTATGATCATCTTCGTAGCTTTTTTCCCAACCAATCGGCTTGATCTGTATCGTCGTGTCAGCCGCCCCAATTGAGCTATACAATGAAATATCTTTGCGCCACGTCGGCGCGTAAAAAGGGACAAGTCGCCCCTTGCGACGATACAACCAATACCGAAACTGCCAAATATCCGACCGGCCCGAATACAGCCCATCAAACAAATACGTTACATCCGGTATCAGCTTGTTTCGATATAATTCGAAAGCACCAGACTTGTTGTCAACCCGCTCTACCTGATGCTGAAGTGTCGCCTTTGATCCTTGGCCAGTCAGATAAAAATCGGTAAAAAGGTCCATGCTGTTGTATTGAGTTGGGGCTGTTCCGGTCGGATCTTCCGGCAATGCGGTTGTTTCAAACCTTATCTCTGTCGACCCGGCATTGTGAGTATATATTGACTGTTCAGCCATGCGGCTAATCGTGCAGGAAGTAACCGGAGCTATATGCAATGTTGACGCGGTGAAGGCCACCGTCGTGGCATCTCGTAGTGTAATCGAAGAATCGGTCTTAGTGTCAACATTACGGATTTCATATGTGTCGTTATCCTGCCAGATAATAACAATGCCGCCGTTGACAATTTCCGAATTTGTTGTATCGCATGTTATCGACCCGCTACCACTTGACAACGGCCCGTCAAATGTCCGGACTTGGCTCCATATCGGGACGCCATATAACTTCCCGCGCCACCGATAAATGATAGAATCAAACATGCTTTGGTGGTATGGATCGGAAAACCAATAAGTATATTCGAGAAACCTACGCGGATGATCTCTCAACTGCACCCGTTGCTCATTTCCGTTTCGGCTTGTAATAACGTCAGTCCGCCATTCCAGGGTTTCGCTTATTGACGCAACAGGCTGAAAAGGGATGGTGACGGCAATATAATCGATGGACATGTGTTAAAACCTATTCCCTGATTTTCTGTTTATCATGTCCATCGGCGTGCAAAGTGTGTATGACCTTGATCGCTCAAATTGCCGCTCATCCAGTGCAATGGCAAGGTCATTAAGCGCCGGTATTTTCCGCAACCAGGCGCTATGAATCAACTGGGCTTCTATATTTCGGCTCTCAAGCCATGCCGGCAAGGACCCAGCTCTGATTGACGGTAACATTATTGCAACACCGCCCTAATTTCTTCGCCGTTTTCGCGCACGGCTTTAACCAGCGCACGTCCACCTTCCGGCGTCGTCAGGTAGTCGCCGACAAGGTTTTCACGGTCAAACTGAAAAACAAATCGGCCATCAATAACAGGACGTTGCTGTCCACCACCCTGGGCCGACACGCCCAGCTTGCCATCCGGTCCACGCTGGAGAGGCATAATGGCTTCTGGGCCTGCTTCTCCCATGACGCCGAGTCCGCCGCCATATCGAAACATCGTCGGCTTATCGACCACGGTATTAGTGAAAGCCCCGCCATCTCCGTAGGCCTGAATCATGTTGCCACCACCGCCGGAAAACGCCGCGCCGTCGGCAATACCAATCAGGCTGGTGGCAGTGGAAATAGCCGCGACTACCAGTTTTTGAGTAGCAATCCGCATAAGATCCTTAAGCACCGAACGCGCGAATTTTTCAAACTCAAATGTGCCGGTATCCACAAAATCAACAATCGCGTCGGTCATGTGTCCGGCAAGACTGTTCATCATATTTTCAACCGAAGTGGCGGCGTCTTCCCATTCGTTGCGCATTTTCAATGCGGCGCGCTCAATGCCGGACATAATATCAGTATTCATTTCTAACTCGGCGATCCGAATATTACGATACTCTTGTTCGAGCGCCCCCAAATGATTTTTGATAAGTCGCCGCTCACCCCCTTCGGCCTTTTCCAACATTTCGTAGCGCTGAGTAATATAATCTTCCAAATAATCAAGCTTGGCATCGTATTCTTGCTGTCTGCCAAGATACCCGGTAATATCAAGCTCGATCTCCTGGAAATTCTTGAACATGTTCATGACTTCGCTGTCAGGGCCAAATGTCTCCATAATTTTATCGCGCATACCGTCAAGATTTGACTGCATGCGTTCAACCGAAGTCATGCCCATGCGCGAAACGTGGTCGTATAGTTTTTGGCGCTCTTCTTTGATCTCGTCGTTTATTTGTTTCTCAATTTGTAGCCGCTTGTCCGATAGCAGGCTGTCAATTTCCGCCTTGGTATCAGCGGACGCGACATAATAAGCTTCCGATTCTTTAATGGCTTTCTTTTCCTGATCAAACGCCCAAAGCTTATACTCAAGCCGCTCCATTGTCTGTCGCTTTATGTCTCCCGTCAAGCTCTTCTGGAGGCGCAGAATTTCCTTGTTTCTCTGCTGCTGCTCTTCAACCAAATCTGCTCCGCCGCCACCTCCCGTTCCTGTCTCTTCCTCTTGCGCTTGCTCAGCGAGTTTTTTTCTTTTCTTCGCCATCATCGCCATGATATTCTGTTTTTGGGATTCTGTGGCGCGCATGAACTCCACAGAATCCTGCATCTTCTCAATCTCTTTGTCATATTGCTCCAAGCGCAACTGCGCCGCGCTTGTTGTCGCCTTCTTCACGTCCTCCGCAATATCTCCTTCTATCTCTGCGGCGGCAGCCTCCCATTGCGTCTTCAGCTTCTCAACTTCCCTTTCAATCGAATGCTCAGACTCGAGTCTGCCACCAATGCCTCCCGGACCCTCTGTCTCTGTCTCTGTCGCCCAGCGGCCTTGCGTCGGGTGCATCTCGCGTAAGCCTTCGCGCCTTTGTTGTCGATGCCATTTCGTCCACGTAGGACGAATCCCTCCCAATTCTCCGCCAGTCCCAACCCATAACCCTGTCGCTTGCGCGCCTTTCTGAATCAGACCCACAAGACGATCAAGCCCTTTTGTGTCGGCGTGGAGAATCTCGTCCATCCAATCTGGCTGGACTTTATCTCCCCATTGCTTTATCCCCCTAAATGCGGAGATTAAAGTGTCTGCAGTCTCGACAACATCCGAAATCGCGCTCCCAAGAGATCCGAACTGGGGAATCAATTCAGACTCGATATGATTTAGCAGGCGGATGCCGGCATCGATAACGTCAACCAAGCCGCCCTCGAGCTCCTCCCCCAAAGCGAGTCCGACAGATTGCGCCGCAGACTCGAGCGCCTTAAGTTGCCCCCACAAGCTATCGCGGATCGTATCTGCTGCCTGCTCTGCCATCCCATCCATGCTGCGCAACTCTGCGACATAGCGCCTGATCCCTTCGCGTCCTTCATCGAGAACTAAACTGATATTTTGCCCTCGCGCTCCAAAAAGCTGGATGGTCTCTGTAGCATTAAGATTCGCGTCCGCAAGATCGTAAAGGATATCAATAAAATCACGAATCGACCCGTCCGCCTTCGTAACATTAATGCCGTAGCGATCAAGAATCGCGGCGGCTTTATCCGACGGATCAAGCAAGTCCATCATCGCTTGGCGCAATGTCGTGCCCGCCATGCTCGCTTTGATCCCGTTGTTTGCCATGATGCCGATCATGGCTGAGAGCTCCGTAACGTCGGTGTTAAATTTCTTTGCCATCGTTCCGGCGTAGACAAACGCCTGCGCCGCTTCAAGGATATTCGTATTCGCGCTTGCCTGCACCGCCACAAGAGTATCAGAGACATCCGAAAGCTCTGAAACTTCCATGCCCATTTGGCTGAGAATATTTGTGGCAATGTCCGCAGCTTCTCCCAGCCCAATAGACCCCGCCGTTGCAAGATCGAGCATTTGTGGCAGAGCTTCCATTGATTCGCTCGCTGTCAACCCTGCCATCGACAAAAAGCGCAGAGCCTCAGCCGACTGGGTCCCCGTAAATTCAGTTGTGCGTCCCATTTCGCGGGCAAGCGTCGTCATGCGCTCCATCTCTGCGCCCGTGGCCTGAGACGTCACTTGAACAACCTTCATTTCTTTTTCGAAGGCTGCATACAAGCGGATCGATTCTTGCAAAGCCCGGTTCGTTGCTTGAATCGCCAGAGTAACAGAGAAAAAAGCCCCAGCAGCGCCCGCGACTCCCTTGGCCATCTTCGACCAGCCAGCACCTACGGCGCCTGTCGAACGCGTGCCGGTCTTCGCCATCTGATTCATTTCGCGCTCCATGCGCGAGGTCAGATTACGGACCTCTCTTTCAGCCCGCTTAAGTGCTGTCGTGTTGGCGCCTATTTGAGCGCTGAGTGTCCCGAGGCTTTGATCTGCCATTATTCCTTGCCTTTCTTTTTAGCTCTGCGCTCGCGCCGCCGTTTCGCGCGCTCGCTCTTCGGGACATGGACTGCTCCCGCCTCTTTGAAAACAGACGCGATCTCCGCCCCAAGCTCTTTGGGAGATTTCTTTCTTGTCCCAAATTTGGGGAGGAAATCTTCGAGTCTCGCAGTTGGTCGCTTCCCTGCCCATGATTGCGCAACGCTCACAACTGCAAGACAGATCCTCGCTGCGCTCCAAAATATTGGGTATGATCCAAATGGCTCGAGTCGATAGTATGCCATCCACGCCCTCATCTGGCTTGTGCTTAGCGTCGTCAAAAGGCGACCAACGTCCGGCTCGCCCACTTGCAAAGCGAGACGATGAGCGAACAAGAGCATTGGCCGCCGCTTCAGTTTTTTTCCTCTTCCTCAAGCCCATCCTCATCAGCATCCTGATTGAGTTCCGTAGCAGCAAGAAAGAGTCGAAGGACGAGATTATTGGGGAGAGCGCCAATTTCCTCTCTCGTCCATAGCTGCTCGCCATTCTCGTCGACAGCGCAATAGCGAACCATCTTCCTTTTCATCCCGATTCGCTCAATGCGAAAAGTCCCATCCTCTTTCTCTTGATAAATTTCCGCGTCGAATAAATCCCGATCTGCTGCGGTCATCTCTCGCAAGATGATTTCTGCCCCCTCTCCTAATTCCGGGACCGAAACGACCTTCGTTTTGAGGCGCGGGCACGCTTGCTTGGCTTGGTCTTTGGTTAGAATCGCCATTTCCTATTCCTTTCTCTCGATTAAGCGCGAGTCGCTTTTACGCGCCGCTGGACCAGGTGATTTCGCCGTCGATTTTAATGGTGACTTCGGCTTCAATCGCACCGTCCGGCGTCGCGTTGGGCCCGGCGAGGTTCGTAATATACCCCGTAAATTCGAGCGTCATGGCGTTCGGGGACGGAATCGAAATCTGATAATTCACCGAGTCTTCGGAATCGAAATCCGTTTTGAGATCGTCATACCCCGCGCGGGTAAAGTTCATGGTCATGGAGCATTCACCGCCGTCGCGAAACGCCGTGATGAACTCGCGATAGCCGCCGGTGCTATCGAGATTCGTAACATCAATGGTGCCTCTCGACATTGAGGGGCCGTTAAGGTTTTTCACTTCAGCGATGGCGGTGAAGGACTCGTTCGAGGTCCCGTCGCCTTTCTTAAAACTTACACCAACACCTGACTGAGCATTTGACATGCCTGCCTCCTATTATCTTCTCCAGAGTAAAAAATTGACCGAATAAAATGGTCGCTCTTTCTCGTCTTGTCCCGCAGCCAATATGTCTCCGCGGGCCCAAATCTGTATATATCGAGATCCTCCCCACGCCTCGTCTCTGAGCCCATGCAACTCGTCTCGAATCGCTCTGGCTTTCTCTTCAGCGGCTTGGCGATCCTCTCTTTTGCCCCTGACCATCACTTGGACGGTGGGTTGATCGTATGTAACATCACCATCGAGATTTAGCGCAGGCGCGTTTCCTCCGCTGATCATAACTCGAATCGCTCGATCTGGCGTGATGGGAAAATCTTCTCCCACCACAAACCAATCATTATTCGCGACAGCAGACGCAATCCCGGCGTCGACGAGTATTGCCATTATGTCCTTTGATGGAGTGTTCATACTTTCGACCACGCCGCGATTGTCCTAAGTATCTCTTTTCCATTCCGGGTAATCGCTTTCTCGAGAAACTTCGGCTCTGCTGTCGGCTTTTGAAAGTGCGCAGTTACATTTTCATGGACAAATGCTGCATACGCTGCTGTATACCCAACCTCGCCAATAACTCTGCCCTCTGTTGTTTGTCGTATGTCGACGTATGCAGAGTTGATCAAGTTACCAGTATCGACAGGGCAGAGCTTCTGGCTTTCGCCCTTGACGAGTTGACAAGCCATAAAAACCCCTTGCGGCGTTCTTTTTTCAATCTTGTTGACATGCTGATTTAACTTCCTCATGATCTTCTCGAACCCGTCAACGTTTCCCGCCACCTTCATAATATCGCCTTCCTTAAAAACTGCTCTGCTTTCAAATCTGGCGTCTTTTCCCAGGAACGAATTCGATGGGCCTCAGCCAAATCAATCGGGCTATCAATCCCGCTGTCAAGCTCTGACAGTTCACCAGGCCAAAGATACCCATCAAGGTCCAAATCCTGATTGCAGTATACGATGGCTCGGCTGACATGCGCCTTGCCTGTCGAGGGGTCAATAAACTGCTGCATCACGAATTGCCAACGGCAATCGATCTCAATCGGGTCTGCAAACGTCGTGCCCCACTGCCCTTTTGTTGGCGCTCCCCAATAAACAGCTTTCTGGTTTAGATAGTCAGAGATATTCATCAATCGTCCACCGAATGAGTCATCACGCGCAAGCGCGCGATAGGCTGCCCAATTCTGCTCAAAATCCCTTTGTGATCGAGCATTCGGACCTGCTGTCCGAATTCTGTAAAGCTGAGCCCGATGCCCAGCTTGCCGCGAGAATATGCCTCACTCGCGTCTCCCAACGAATAGGACCGGAGAGTCGGAGAGCGTACAGAGGCGAAATGAGCCGCCAGCCAGCGCTCGATCTCTTTTTTCGTCTCGTCGCTATACCCTGAGCTTGCGAGATTGTTTTCCACCACGAGATTGGCCACCGTGATGAACGCGCTAAGGTTCGTCAGGCTCGTTTTGAAAATCTCTTTAACCTCGTCCGTTGTCACTCGCGCCATCTCGCTTTCTCCTTACCTTATAATAATCTCGTCAATTTTCGATTCGTCAATATTTAGTCCACAAAAGCGTATCATCTTTCTAACTTCATTATAATCTCCCTGAACTGCCAAATCACTATCGAATTGATGGACATCAATTCCACTTGACATTAGCTCAGCAAGCCGCCGCTGATGAACTGCAATCCAACCCCTCCAGCCTTCTGCATCTTTATAAGCCTTCATGAATCTTGTGCGCAGGCACGATTGGATAATCTGCAATTCGTTTCGCCAGACATAGATCCACTTCGCATTCGGGAAAGCGTATCTCCACACCGGCCACATGAGGATCATTTTCGCGCCTTTGTAGAACCACGGGCCGCCGCTATATCCCTGATCAATGAGAATTGAGAAGACTTTTTGGCGAATCTCTCGATGAAGGGCGAGATCATTTTTCCATTTAGCAATCGCGTCTCGATCGGGGAGGGGATTCTGCCCCATCGGGTCGAATCCATGCCGCTTCAAGAATGGCTTGGATACATTCTGACGAATGGCGAGATTCTCGAAAAATCCGCGCGGATTCTCGCGACTTTTAGCAAGCAAAATGTCCCCGCCCCAAGCGCCCGCCGAGTAAATGAATTCTGTCGTCATAGAAGTCCGGCTCCTCGCTGGACCGGTGATGAAGATTCCATCCTCTATTTTCATGTCTATCTCTGACCGAGCCATGCCTTCTTCACCCATTTCTCTTTGACTTGGTGTGGACGAGGGAGCCCGTGGAACAAGATCATATCTGCATCATCCATAATCGCTGGGTTCCCTCGAACATGCTTTTTATAGCTGACGAGCCTAAGCCAGCGCTGGGCAGGCAGCAATTGAACCTCTCCGCGATAAGCCAGCGCCATCAGCGTATCGCGGGTGTAATCTTGCTCTCCGCCTTCATGATCTTTCCACTCGTCGTAATCAAAACGATCATACAGCCAGCGCCAGTCTCCATTCCACGCCATGATCCCGCTGGCCCAAAGACGTTTCTTCGCAAACGCCCGCATCATGACAAAATCGCTCTGCTCGAGCGAGAAAATGGTGGCTGCGAAATGATCAATTGGAGTGAGAAAGACATGATCGAGACCAACCACCATCGTCGGCCCTGTCACTCGATAAACCTCAGGCACACTCCACCAGCCCGGCCACCCATTTTCAAGTTCAATCGCCGTCACTCCTGGCATTTTGAAAATCGATCGGTCATCAGTCAAGCAGACAAGACGCGCAACGCGATATGCTCCAATCGCTTCCATTTGATGGGTAAGCGCTTCGACATAGCGCGCGTCATAATCGCCGCCAGTTTTGTAAACGCATGTAATGTTGATTTTTTCCATTTCTTTTTCCTTCCGCAAGTCTCGCTTAAACTCGCTCAGCGGGGGGAACGTCTCGCAAATATTTTGCGGGATTCCCAACCCAAATCTGAGTGTCTGGAACGTCTTTTGTAGCGACAGCGCCCGCGCCAAGATACGCATTGATGCCAATCGTCACTCCCGGCAAAATAACCGAGCGCGCGCCGACTCTCGCGCCGTGACGGATATAAGGTCCGCGAATGTTTTTCTGACAGCGGCCATGCGCTGCAATATGCGTTTCGTTTATGCAGCACGCCGCCGGGCCAAAATAGCATTTCGACTCGATAAGCGCCCACCCCGTGATATGGCACTGGCTCTGGATTGTCGTCCATTCGCCGATTCTCGTGCCCTGCTCGATCAAGACAGCGTTCCCAAGCGTCACTCCGTCACCGATCTTGACATCATTCCTCACGATAGTGTTGTGCCAAATCTTCACTCCATCGCCAATAACGACATTCTCATCAATAACGACGTTATTGCCGACAACGCAATAGGACCCCAATCTTGCAGATGGAGCGATAGCGGCGGACGGAGATATCTCCGTGTTCAAGCCACAATGCGCGTCTTTTCCATAGAGATATTTAACCATTTTTTCCTCTCTGAATCGATCTAACGAATCGCCCCGGGTTCCCAACGACAAGCGCGTTTTCGCCGACAAATGCCCTGACGTTGGCTCCTTGATCGATTACGCATCCATCACCAATGCGAATCCCTTCACCTATAATCGCGCCCGCGCAGATTTTAACGCAATTCCCGATCTGCGCGCGCGCTCCAATCGTAACGCCATATTCAATCCAACAATGAGACCCGATTCTTGCGGATGGGGAAATGCTCGTCGACAGGACGACAGAGTTTGTCCCGATTGCGCAAACGTCGCGCCGCACAAGAAAAGACCCCTCGCCTGCGCGCTCTGACAATTGAGCGAATCGAGCGCTTGCTTGCTTATAATATTCATATTCCTCTTTGCGTCTCTCCCACCCCGCGCCAATGATGATCGTCAAACCGTCGCTCAGAATCTGAGCTTGGCTCACAACTGCAATCGTAGGCAGTTCTCTGGTGAGAGGGCCGGCAGTCAAAAAAAACGCGTTAGAAACCATTTGTCGCATCCTCAAAGGGGACTGTCTCCCAAAATCGATAGGCGGTTGGTTCTGCGGCAATGACTTCAACTCTTTCTCTATCGCAGCCTTTTACTACATCGCGCGCAGACGCCAAAAACCTCAGATATCGCGCATTGACATTTTCTTGATCTTTGGGAGGATGGGGGCGGAAACTCTGCGGGTTGTCATTATGCCAGTTTGCCCACGAGCCCGACACTCCTCCATCATACCCGATCAAAACCACTCTCGTCGCTCCAAGCTGGACAGCGAGATTGATTGCCATGTTTCCGGTGCAAGCATTCCACCCAAGGGACAACCCGTCTCGATAAAATCCCCGATTAACGCGCTTCATCACCTTAGCAAAGCCAAATCCAACATTGAGATTTGCCCAAGATGTTACGACAATGCCAGTATATCTCTCTGCAATATCTTTTCTCCATTTCTGCCACCATGCCTGATCTCCAAAAGCGAGAACGTTCACCCAATTGCCCAGACGATATGCGCTATTGATCCCGATCACTGCTCGATCATGAATGGGCGCCAACGAATCAGACACTGCCTCGTAAATTCTGTCTCGATTCTTTTCTTTCTCGTCAATGCCCGCGCGCTTGCGCAAGCTCGGGCCGCCGCCTATCAAAAAGACAGTCTCACCACGAAAGAGAGGCACTGGCTCCCAATAGGCGGCGGTCGGCATCTTATTCCCCTTCCTCGTAAGGATCGGGAGTTTCAGTTTCAGTTTCAGTTTCGGGCTCGCTCTGTCCGGTGCCGTCGATTTCATCCCTCGAAGCCTCCTCACCGGTCAGATTCTCATAAATCGCGCTCGCTTCAGCCCATCGTTTGTGCTTCGGAAAGAGCGCGACGTCATTGGCGTTGTAGATGTTATAATATCCCCCGCCAGTCGGTTGCAGATTAAAGACAGCGACCCTTGTAGGCTCGGGCTCTGTCGTCTCTCCTCTGACGAGATCGAACTTGCTGGCGTAGGGCGGTTTGAATTTCCACGAATCACCCTCAAGGACCATCAATTCTGCCCTGTCGACCGTGAGAGTATCGCCTGGCCGGTAAATTCGACCCGCATGCTTGTGGGGGCCGAATCCCGGCTTGATTCTGACTTCAATCTTGTCACTGTCGCTCATTTCCTTTTCCTTTCTGTCTTCTCGGCAAGTGGTCTGTCGTCTTACGACAACACGACGTTGCCGGAGCGATTGTTAAAATCGCCTCGAATGCGCGGGACCATGACCGCGATCACGGCATACTGAGTCATCAGCGCTTCGCTACCGCCGTAAGTGCTCCATTCCACCATTCGGGGCAGGAAGCCGACGACCATCTGATTCACTTCAGCGTTGCGCTCGATGAGACAGACGGTGTCGTCGGGCAGAAAGTCCGCGACACGGACGGATCCGGCGCCCAGACCGTCGATGGCTTCGATTCGCTGGCGGATCGTGTTGCTGCCCTTGTTGTCGCTGTAGTCTTCATCCAGCTTCGTTTGATACGCCGTCGGGACATACAGCCACCACGGGCCATAGTGTCGAGCGTCAATGGAAGATTGGACGAGATCGAGAACTTCGGTAACGATCTCTTTCCCTGTCTTCCCGCTGGCGTCCCAATTCTCGCTGAGGGTTACGGTGTTGACGTTCGGGTCTGTCGTATACCCATAGACCGTGCCGTTCTTGAATTTGATGGTGTTGTCGTCGGGATCTTTCCCGTCAATCACCATGTTCTCGACGGCCTCAATCACTTTCCTCGTAGCGTAGCGGACCATCGTCGTATCGAGCGGGTTGCCCATCTTGCGAGAAGCCCGCAAGGTGCGCGCGTCCAGCTCGAATCCATAAGAGATGATCGGGATGGGCAAGTTGTGCTCAGTCACTTCGGGCTGATCTTGCTGCATCATAATCCGGGCCGATTTCGATACGGTCGCCGCCCCAATATCGCTCATCGATTCCCAGAACAAGTTCAGAGTCCCGAAGGCGTCGCCCAGATTATAGACGAGTCCCGCATCCATCAAGTCACCCGCGAGACGAAGCCGCTGGCGCGACACTTCGACAACGGCGCGGTCGTATTCCTTCCATTCCTCGTGGCGCAGCGTCGCCGCATTCTGAGCAATCCGCTGCGCTTTATATTTGCCCGTCTTCTTGTCGACGGCCTTAATATAGCTCGAACCGTTGTAAGAAAACGGGCGCAAAGTGTGGACATTGAAATCCGTCTCCAGCAATCGCTTAGCGATATTGCCAGAATAAGAGAATCCCCCGCCGGGATCTGCTGACATGAAGCCAAGTTCTAAAGACATGCTAAATCCTCCTTACCAAATAGTGATGATGCAGAACCCATCCGGGTCCTCGCCGCTCGAGCCGGACATGGTGACTGTCGCTTCCGCCTGGCCGACAATGACCTGGGGATAAATCGTGCCCGTATCGGCCGACGCCCAAGTATCCGCCGTAAACGCTTGCAAGCGACCATCTCCCGCGGATTCGACCTTGTTCCCGATGGTGACGTCCTGGCCGTTCGAGATGCGGGCCTGAATCGCGTCGCCGGGCAGAGCGAAATAGACTTCCGCCAGCTCGCCAACAGCAATCGCGTCGTCGACCGTTCGACCTTCGTTCCGGTCTTCGAGAACGAACGCTTTGACCGCGGGCTGCTCAGCGCCGCTATGCGGCTTGATCTTCAGCGTCCCGCTGTCGTTGTAGATTTCAACCAGTTCTCCGGGGTAGACCTGAGCGCCAACAATAAAGTTGCGCTTGCCTCCCTCCCCGCCGCGAACGATAACCTTGTTTCGAGCCATTAGGCATCCTCCCTTTTCTTCGGCCCGAACACTCGATCATAATCTTCATCGAGATTCAGGACCGGAACATTGTCATCGCGCTGCCCGCCGCCGCCCCCGCGCAGCGCGTAGTTGGCGGGGGGAAGCTGCGGCTCGTCTTGATTCACGGGATACGCCATAGTAAACATGGCGTAAAGCGCGGTCTCGTCAAGAGCCTCAAGCTGATCTCGAGAGAGATTGCAAGCCGGCGCGTTTTCCAGATGAGTGATCAACTGAGCGCGGCGGCGCTTTTCTTCTTCGAGACTCTTATTGAGCGCAGCAGCGACGCGCGGCGGAAGAGATTGCAGATATTCCTCTTCGGACATTTGCGCAGGCGCGGCGGCCTTCTTTCCTCCTTCGTCGTCGGCGCCCTCGTCGGCCGGGTTGTCGTCGTTGTTGTTGTCGGGCGCGCTCTCGTCAGCGCCTTCCAGCGCTGCCAGCTTCCCCTTGAGAGTGTCAGGGCAAAGCTGCGCCAAGTGCTCGCGATCTTCGTTGCCAAAAAGGCCATTGCTATTGGCAATGATCTTGTCGACCATCTCCTTAACGTCCATAGTCTCTTCTCCTTCTTTGTATTGGGCTCCTTCCCTCTGCTGTCCAAGCTCGGGCTCGAGCCACGTTACTTGCTTCGTCACGGGGACCGGGTCCCCAGTGTTCGCAAATCCGTTGTCTGTTACGCTGTAAGTCTGCTTGAAATAAAACTCGCCATCAGGCGTCGCGACGCGATAGACGTAAAAATCTTCATACAGCGCCTCAAGAAAGTGCAGCTTTCCTTCTCGATCCATGCGATCTAAGGACCGCTGAATCGCGTTTGCCAGGCCAGAATATTCGGGTTCTGCATTGATAACCGCCGGAGACATTTCCGCCATGAGCGTCTTAAAAGCGCTCATATTCTCATCTGGCTCCGGCGGGCTCCAGCCAAGCGCCTTTCGAAGTTTGGCCAAAAGACCATCCTTCGTCGCGCTCTGCCCCTCGCCTTGATCTTCGCTCTGCGAAGTCTCGGGCTGGCTATTTTTCTTTGTCACTTCTCCTCCTTCTTCGTTTAGTCGCGGAGTCCCGCATCCGTCCTCCCAACTGCAAGCCCCTCGAGCGCCAGGCAAGAGAGCGAGATGGTCGGGGCGGTATCCTTCTGCTATCGACTCGTAAGCCTCTTCGTTCCAGACTCCGTTGTGTGGCAGCCTGTCGTGAAAAACGCCCGTAGACACTTCCACTCGCTCTCCACCTTGCAAAGCGTCGAGCAAGCCTGGCGCTTGCTTCGCTGCTTTGTTAATGTCCACCCAAATCTCGCCAACGAGACGCGGAGGCCCATTTTCGTCTGTATAGTGGACGCCAAAGAGAGTCCCGATTTGCACTTGCTCCAGCGTGGCGGGACTCGCTGAGGCGGAATCTGTTGGATGGTGAACTGTCACCGGGCGCCCATTCCACGCGCCAGGAAACCTCTGCAATTCTTCTCGAGTGTGCAGAATGCGCCCCATGTTGACTGAGTGATGGACTCCTTCAGTCAGCAAGACGACAGGCGCGACAAGATGGGGGCGCTGTTGGTAGTTCTCTTGTCGCGGTTGAGCGATAGAGCGCGAATGATAGCAGCCAAATTTCGCGCTTGCGCTCTGCTGCGAAAGCTGACTATGACACACGGCCGCCCGCTGGCTTTCGTCTGGAAACTCGCTGGCCATAGTTGACGAGCCCATACAGCGATCCAAAAATTCTGCGCCGCTCTCTCCTCGTCTCGGGACAGGCAAAGGCATGTTACTCCTCCAGCGCCCCTTCAACTCGACTCAGCACGCCAAGCTGTTCGGGCGTCAAAAAATCTTGATACCAATCGGGCAGAGGCATTTCGGGCCTGAAGACGATTCCCGAGTCTCCCTCGATTGGCTCAGTATGCAACACTTCAGAAAGCAGAATGTCCTCCGGAATCCCGTCCGGAAAAGCATCGCAAAAAGTCCCTCGTCGTTTGTGCTCGCAAAAGCTGCAAATTGGTTGGATAGGTTCCATCTTGTTTCCTCCTAAAATCCCGCTTTCTCTTTCATCCCTAATTTCTCGAGCAAGGGGCGAAGCTGGTCTCTGTATTCTGCAACCGACACTTCCAAGCCCTCATTCATCACTCGCCGCACAAAAGAAAGATAGTGAACGAAATCATCCACCGCCGGGCCCTTCATGTCTCCCGAAACGCGCATTGACGCGAAAAGCTCGGCAAAAGTTTCCGCAGACCTTGTGGAGGCATATTCGCTGACAATCTTGCCTCCCTTATTGTCAATTATCCAGTCCCGATATCTGTAATGTTTGGCATTCAGGCCCAACATTCGATCAACATGGTGTCCAAACTCGTGATTTAGAGTGTATCGCCACAAATCCGAATCTGGACAGTAAACTGACCAGCCTACCTTGACGCCATGCTTTTTCGCGCTCAGCTTCTTTTTGGTAAAATAGTCCACGTGGATACTCATTTTCTGCTTGCCGCCGTAATACATTCCGAACGCCTGTTTTCCCTCGCTTGTCTTTGTCGCCTTCGTAAAGTCAATCCCTTTGAGTGTGCGCGTGAATTCGGGAAAGTTGTCGTTAAGATCGAATATTTCGGTGGAGATTCTGCGCGCGTTTATAATCCCCATATCTGCGCCAAGTTTGAATCTCTTCCCTTTTATGGGATACTCACTTGGGATATAGTCGTTCAGATATTTTTCAATATCGCCGTAGGTATTAAGCCTCGCGAGATCCGCCCTCGCGATCTGCGCCGTCACTTCTCCCCTTACTCTCTGCGGGACTTGAGGCGCCGTAGGCGCTGGCTTCGGCTTCGGCTTCGGCTTGGGCGCTGGTTGCGCTTCTTGCAAGCGCTCTCGCGTCTGCTCTCGTATCCCTCGAGTGTGAGGAATGGGAGCGCAGCGACAATTGGGGTGGGCAGGGATCATGCCTCTGATCTCTCGCGTCGTATATGGTCCTCGCCCAGCAAGTCTTATGCAAATAGGACAGACATTAAAGCCCGCCGTTGCCCACTCCACCTTAAGATCGATCTGATCGATGCCCGCCGCCTCATACTCGTTTATGGCGGCTTCGGCTTGGGCGCGAATCGTTTCCGTCCTTGCAATCGTCCTTGCCCTTGTGATCCCGATCTTGTCAACGCGCCCGCTCAGATTCCGCGCCATCTGACGCGGGTTAATACCTTCAGCGAGTCCTTGTGCCAACACTCGGGACATTTGCTGAGCCATCGCGTCTGTAACGCCCCTCAAGTCCGTAAAAACCCGAGAATACAGCAAGCCCACACGCTCAGCATGGAACGGTTGATTAAACGCGGCTCGAATATCCTGGTCTTTGGCAGGGACTGGGATCCCAACCTTGTTCAGTTCTCGTCTTCCGTGCGCGATTCCTCGCTGGTAAGCAGTCCTGACATATACGTCAGTCCAGCGCTGATCCGCAGAGCGAAGCAAGCGCCTCTCTCCTGTTCGACGTCCAGCCTCCCACGCTGCCTCGCCCATGATCTCTTTATTTGCCATCTCGCGGAGCCAGGACATAAACGCGTCGACCTTCTCGCTCGCCCTCGGGAAGTCATACGCCTTGAATCCTGGGATTTCAAGCTGCTGATTGCGCGAAACGACATTGATGGGGAGGCGGCTGTCTGTCAGTCCCAATACGTCATTGTCGACCACAGCCTCTCTAACTGCGGCGCGAACGCGAATGAATCTGCCCGCCATATCCTGAGACCAACGCCGACGCAAGGTTATGGTGCGCGTCGGGTCGTAATTAAGCGCGACGTTGTGGGCTGCTGCCTGATTGACAGCGATATGGCACGCGCATTGGCTCAAATCAAATCCTTATAGTCGACGCTGCGGAAGGCGCGCAACGCTGATTTTGGCGTGGCATTGATAACGTCAACGGCCCAGGGCCATTTCTGCAAAGCATCCTCGATTTCGTAAAAGTCCTGTTTGTAGGTCAGATAAGCGCTCGTCTTTGGAGAACGTCCGTGATAACGGTGCCAATTATTGTCCGGCCCCTTCCGCTTCATGTCGAATCCCAAAAGGATCACCTGCCGAGCGAGACAAGCGCCCAAGACAAGCGCGCTCGCGCCCGCGTTCGAATTCCAATATGCGAAATCAAGGCGAGGCTCCACTTGTTTCGTCCTCCCCAACATAATCGCGCCCGCGGGGACATTCTCTGGGATATGACAGCATGTTACCTTGAGGCTGGGATGATCGAGAAATTCCTTTCTGAGAATCGCGCGCTTGCCCCATCGACAATCGCCCCAAAAAGTGATATCGACCCAATCAGCGATGCGCCACGACTCGTTGACCGCAATCACAAGATCGTCCCGGATTGGAGACAAGAACTCTCCAATAATAAAGGGTCGAAAGGAAACGTGGACATTTTCAAAGCATCCAGCCATTTTAGCGAGACTCGGGCCTCCTCCTATGATCCAAACTCTGCTATTCTCGGGCGGAGGGTCTGGATCGACTCTCGTTAAACATGCCCTCCGCCGGTATAGCTCTGATCCATAATCGCTTCCGACGCCTGCGTTTTCGCGCCAGAAAGGGGGGCGCGGGTCTGATTGTTTGATAGCGCGATTTGTTCTTGGCATCGTCTCTTTTCTTTCGCTTGCGTTTTGTGGTGATAAGAGAGCCGCCCTCTCGAGTCTCGCATAATGCGCACGCTCCACTTACGCTCCAGCTTTTTGATTTCTCGAGAAAGCGCTCCAAGCTCCATACAAAACATATCCAGTGTCATTCTTCGCCCTCTTCCTCCTCAGTCTCTTCCTCAGTCTCTTCCTCAGTCTCTTCCTCAGTCTCTTCCTCTCTCTGCGCAGCTTCAGCCATTTCGCGCTCTTCCTGCGCAATCATTTCTTCAGCGCGCTCGCGCTCTTCCTCGATCTCGTCTTCAGACAGGCCCAAATCGCGCAGGAAACGGCTGGTGCTGTAAAATAATTCTGCGCCGGAAGTTGCGAAGGCGGACAATGCTTCCGCGCGAATCTTAGCCGTTTCCGCAAGCTCTTTGTCGGAGGGCGCGAAAGGATCCGGCCACTCGACTCGATAGCCTTCAGGAGGAGTGGGAAGCGCTTGAAATTTGATGAGTCGATCAATAAGGCGACGAATGCAGAATGGCGTAAGGAACTTTTCGCGACGCCGCGCGATATAAGACAGCCAACCCCGCTCGTCTTGACTACTCGCAAGCTCGCCGCGCTCAGACCCCTCAAGAATGCGTTTCGGAATCCTTGTGGCGACGGATACCATCTTTAGCATCGTGTCCATAAAGGCACCGGGCTCGATCAAACCAGATTGCAGAGTTTCGGGCGTGATCCCCGTCCCAACCAGGAATCTCTGCATCCCGTGGACATATTTGTCAAGATGGTCCTGGAAGTCGGTAATATCCAACGAGTCGTCACCTTCTGCTGCAATCGCCAGTTGAGGATCGATGGAGAACATAAGGCCGGGATACGCTTGTCGCCAATATCCTTCAGGCGCTGCGCCATAGATAAATTCGATCCCCATCAGCACGTTATATACTGCCTGTAAGCGAGGCGTCCCGAATACGTCACTTGTCAGCCTATTGTCTGAAAAATGCAGAATCCGGTCGGCGTGGACATAAAAGGCAGTCTGAGAGCGCGCGTTGTCTGACAGTCCATGATGGAGATCAGGCACGATTTGATAGGTCTGCGGCATCCCGTATCTCGGGTCCGTGAAATCGTCAAAATAGGTTTGGATCTTCGCTTGCTCTTCGTCATATACCGCGAGATACAGCAGCTCCGCCGAGCCTGTCACTGGCTGGGCGTAGTCCTCCACTGATTGCGCGTCGCTGAAGCCCAGCACAAGCACGCCATACGTCCCGATGCCGGCCAAAGTGTCGAGACGGGCGAGGTAGTCGAACACGTTCAAGTCAAGGACGATATTGTTCCATCGCGTCTCGAATTCTGTTTGTTTTCCTTCCGCGCTCTCGCCCGCCTCGACCACTTGCGGGTGCTCGCCCCAACTCTCGTCGGGCTTGGCTTCGACAACACGAGCCGCAACAGCGTTTCGCTCGAACATGTCGTAATAGTCTCGATATGAGGGATCTCTTATCCACCCGAGCGTCTCGTATAAATCGCGATGATCACCATAAGCGAGACCGCCACGATTCTCCCAATCTCGTCGCGTGATCGAGCGCACGGCGAAATGGGAAGGGATCGATCTGTTCACCTTCGTCTCTTGCTTCGTCTCTTGCTTTGTCTTGTCGTCGTCGACCATTTAGTAGTCCCTCATAGCCGGATGATGTTTGTTCGAGCGAAAGCGAGACAAACGGCGTCTGCCTTGTTTGGAGAATTGATCCCTCGTTGCTCTCGCATATGCTTTTTCGATTCGATTATGATAAGTCCATTGTTGGTAAAATCGTATTGTGGCGCTGAGATTTCCGCCACCAGCGACAAGTCCTCCGGGATCGAAATCAGCCTTTCAATATCTGGTTTCTCTCGCTTCTCCGCGACAGCGTGGGTGTGCTCGAATCGCGCTCTGAGTCTCCACCAAAGCTCCGCCCTCGCGTTCTTGAAAATCTCTCTTGCTGGCTTACTGAAAAACAGACTAAGAGACGGGAGCTTGCCCACGTTCACACCCACGACTTTAAATGGGACTCTGCCCGCTTTCTTCAGGCGATTGAGTTCCCCTCTGACGCCCGCGCCAACACCAATCGAGTCATAGCGCAGAATGTCAACTCCCCATCGCTTGCAAGCGCTAAGCGCGCGCTGAGTCGTCTGGCTCGTATCTCCTTCTGGCCACTCTTCGATATATAATATCTTTGGGCCTTGACGAATAACGAGAGCGTTGGTGTCTGGGCCTCCATCTGCAACATCCAGCCCCGCCTCAATTCTGCCCGTCGGTTGACTGAGACCATATGCGGCAAAATCGAAATCGATGGCAGAGCGCACCCACTCGCCCGGACAGACGATCCCTTGCGCTCCCGCGTCATAGTCGCGATCAAGTTCCCGCGCCACAATAATCGGGTCTCCGATTCGCTTGCACTCTGCCTCATACCATTCTTTGCTCTTGCGAGGATCGTGGCGCCAGTCAAGCTCGAATATCTGATGAGGCTGTAGTAACTCGAATCGTCGGCGGTAAAACGAGTTTCCAACCCCGTTGGGAGTCGAAAGGTCGATTCTCACTTTCGTATTCTGCGAAAGCGCAGCATCGACAAGCTGGGAGTGCTCCAGAAAAGCTGACTCGTCGAGAAAGTAAACCGTGTTTCGACCGCCACGCCCGATATTGTCGCCACCCTCTCCCGTGATCGAAGAGCCGTTCTCCGGGTTTCGTATCTTCAAGTGATTCGCATGGCGATCAAGATCAAACCCTACTGGCAACATCTCTTCGGGCAGCCCGGTCAGCATATGGCGTATCTTCTCAAATATGGAGTCCATATCTCCCTTGCGATCAACAAGCGATTCTTTACGACTCCCAAACCCAGCCTTGAAGCCCGAGAAAAAGCGCCAGTGGTGAAGCGCAAGCGCTGAGCAAAGGAACGAGGCGCCCTCCTCGCGACTCTTTTCAATAAGCCCATCCTCTTCGCGCCGAATCAGACCAACCAGCCAATGCACAAGCTCGACCTGTCGCGGCCAAAGCACGAATGGAACGGTCGCCGACTTCCCTTGTGCAGAACGTCGAGGATCATACGCATTAATCCAGTCATTGATCCAATCGACGGGGTTTCGTTTGTAGTAGACATTGACCGCGTCAAGCGCTGCTCTGCTCTTGCGCATCTTGCGCAGCAAATCGCCTCTCCAATTCCAGATTTCGGAGTAATCTGGATCTTTCCAGTCGATCTCTGGGCGAGGCGGAGTCTCGCTCTTCGCTGTCATTACTGTTGGCGTCTTGATTCCCATTGTTCCACGATCTCTCGATTCCTCAACTGAGCCTCAAGCTCTCGATTCATCGCCTTGAGCTTTTCGATCTGCTCTCGTAGCTCTCTCGCTTCCTTGTCCCACTGTTCAAGAGCGATACGCAGGCCTGTTTCCGCTGTCGCTAACAGCAAACTGAGTTCATGTCCTGGCCCATTGGTCAAGAGTCGCTCCCTGTCTTGACAAGCTCGAAATACGCGCTCGCAGCCTCAACCTCACCAACCGCCTTTTCAGAGTCCTCCACAGCGCGACGACGAGTGGCGTTTTCGCTCAAGTTCGCGTCGATCTGGCGGAACTCGACATAACCGCGATGGCGCAGTTTGGTTTTGGCGTAGAAGATAAGCATCTTGACGTTGCCTTCCCGGAGCTTCTTCACGATTTCCGACTCACACAAATCGCCTATCTTTTCTTCCTCTTCCTGAAAATACGCGAGGAGCTCAGGGAACTTGTCGAAATACTCCAACAGCGTCTTACGAGTCGTCCCTAACCTTCTGCATATCTCTGCCTTGTTCCCACCGGACCCGTCAATCGCTCTTTTGACCTGCGCTTTGGTATATTTGTGTCTCTTTATCATCTTCGCCATCTGGTCACCATTTACTTACCTATAATGTAAGCCATCCTTTCTCGAATTTCTTTTCCAAATCTTTTCGCCACCATTGCTTCGCTTTCCATCTCTTTCTTAAAAAATCTGGCTTCAGTTCATATTCGTCAATAGCATTCCACTCGCTGAGAGACTCTTGATTGGCCTCTGGATGATCTCTGTTCCACACTCTTTGCAAACAAGTCCCTCCTCTTTAGTATTGACATAGCGCCTACAGGTTTGGCAGAGGTATTGGATGGTGATCATCTTGTTGTTTCTCCTTCTGCTATGAGCGCGACGCCTTGAGTATTCTTGGTTAGCTCGAAGTGCCCTTTCCGCCTGATCTCTTTTTCAACTGCGGTTTTGATGCAGGGCAAAGCTTCGTCGTCGAATAGCTCATGGTGTCGATACCAACTCAGAAACTGGTCTGCTTTGCGAAATCGCGCCTTGTTTTCGAGTCGATAAGAGAGCGAGATGGAGTAGGTGTCTTCAAGCGCTTTTCGATGAGAGGGAAGGAAAAAATCCTTCACTGAGGGCAGATTGGCGATATCAATCAGTTCTTGATTTGTGCCGGCGCCATGTCCACAGATAAAAACAACCCCGCCAGGCGAGAGCAGACTACGCAAACGCCTCAGTAGATCGGCCATATCTCGCGAATAGTGGATGGCGTATAAGCTGATGATGGCGTCGTATCGCTTGTGGGCAAAGCTCTGCGGGATCTCGTCCATGTCCATAACGCCGGCATTTACGTTTGCAAATTGGAAGGCGCTCTGCATCTGCAATGTATAAATCGCCTCCAGCGAAATATCGATTGCCTGAATTCGGGCGCCATCCGGGAGTTTCTGCGCAATTGACAGCGTATTTCTGCCTGCTCCGCATCCAATATCCAGTATCTCTGTCGCGTCATATAGAAAGGGAAAAATAGCGTCAATGACGAAATCCACCAAATCAACCGCCACAGTATTGGTTTTGGCGTGCTCTCTCGCCCTCTTTTCTTTCATGGCGGCGTTGGCGGCTTCGCCCATCATTGCAGTTTCTCCCTCACTCTCCCCATAACAGAATCGATGCCAAGCGCATTGCACGGGCAGCGATAGTCTGTTTCCATCATTTCGGGGAACAATTCGCGACAAGGAAGGGATTCGCAATCAATGCGGTCTCTGACATTGTGCCAGGGGCAAGCGGCTTTTATCTTGACAGAGCTATTCATCCATCTTTCGATCAAGACCTTATCGTTTTCGCTTAGTCTCTGCCACGCGCTGTCGACTTCAAACACCATCTTTCGTTCTCTTCCATCGCTTCGGGGTTTAAAGAACTACATGGTTAAACTCCTTTGGCTCTCTGCCATCGTCGAGCCTACGCCATCGTATTGGATGCGAGTATATCGGAAAAATTTCAAAAAATTTTGAAATTTTTTTTGCCAGATTTTTACCAGATTCCAATTTTCGTAGCAATCAAGGCATTTTAAGCGGAAAAATTTTTTTTGGTTCAGCGCTTGAAAACGCTTGACAATACTTGAAAGCGGCGTTATAGTATTAACCAGATTCACGACGAATCGACGCTCTTTCAAAACCAGGTCGGAACGGGAGTCAGAGGGTAGCGATAAAATCACCTTCCCGGAGCCGGCAAGAGAGAAGGCAAGGCGCTCTCGACAAAAGCCTCCCCCGCCCGTAGATCGAGCTGGCGAGAAGCCCCGGACCATCGCGCCGGGCACGTAGATGAGAGATAATCTACCTCCAAGCAGGCGAAAGGCGGAAATGAGAGTCGAAACCGCAGACACTGCGGTCTAACGGAGATGGTCGCCCGTTACTGACGAGACAGACCAAACAAAACCCACACAAAAGAAGGGAGAAGAACAATGACCGATCAAAAAGCCTATTCCGTACACGTTCTCGAGGTTGGAGAAGACTACATGACCAAAATCGAGGAGCTCGAACCCGTGGTTGGAATCGAAAACGCGAAGCAAAAGGCGCGCGAAGCCGGCTATGTCGTCGTCGATCAAGGCGACGGTGGCGGTGACTGCGTCGAAGCGTTTACGGACGCCGACAACGAGCCACACCACATCGTTACCGTGTTGCCGGCTGAAGGCGACGACGAGGACGACGAATAACACTAATCGGGGCGGTTGAATCCGCCCCGACACTCTGAAAGGAGAGACTGACATGAGCGAAAACAAACGCTATCAAGCTTTTGAACGAAGCGGCAATTCTCGCCGTAACGATGGAACCCGCGAAATTTTGTGGACAGGAAATGTCTGCCCACACTTATTCTCTGCGGTCGTGGACGCTGAGCTCCACGTTGATAGTCACGGCGAAATCGACATTTCTTGGGCAAACATGGAAATTTGGGAGGTCGACTCTGACGAGAACCCCATCAGAATGGTAGCTCAGGAAGATTGGCCCGAGATCGAGCCGCAAGATTTGCACGACGAAATCGAGCGCCGCAACAACGGATAATCTGTCGGGGGCGGGCTCGTCTCGCCCCATACATAGGAGAAGGAAATGGAGAAACGCATTTGGATATGCTCAGAATGCGGGCGCGCGATTGACCCGCGACATTCCTTTGTCGTCTCGGGCGCCATATTCTGTCCTTACTGCATATGCGAAGGTCGCCACCAAATCATCAGAGACGAGGCGCTTGCCGCAAAACGTCAAAACCTCCACGAACAAGGAGCTTACGTATGAAGGAGATCAACTATGAGGATTATAGAGGGCTGATTCATCGCGAGGCGAAACGAACCGCCGCCTTGAAAGGTGTCGAGTTTGAGGAGGCGCTCTCTTGCGCTAAACTCGCATTTTTCGAGGCGAAAGCGACATTCAAAGAGAGCAAGGGCGCGAAATTTCAAACTTGGCTGTTTTTCTACTTTCAACACCATGTCTGGCGCGCGCATACTCACACACTCTCTGTCGACTTCGAATGGTCGAGCGAGGATCCCAATACTCGTCTCGTCGACCTTTTCGACCAACTTAGCAACGAGGCGCGAGAAATCGCGCTGCTAACATTGTCGCTTCCATATGACTTCGAGCTAACGAAAACGAAACTCGGCCATCATTTGCATCGCTTGGGGTGGAAATGGGAAGCGATCTGGCGCGCGTTTCGAGAGCTAAAGGTGGTGTTCTCATGATCCGACGAAGAACAGCGACGAGCGAAATCATCCCTAATGTTTATCTCGCTTGCTCTCGCCTCAAGCGTCGAGTCAAGGTGCTTGTCTGTTTTACTCGATGCGAGAAGGAAGACGAATGTCGTGGCTGCAAGGAATGGAGGCAGCACTTGCAGCAAGACGAAGAAAGAGAGGAACAAAATGGAGCCACTATATCCAGACATAACGCCGCAGATTGATCCAAAGACGTTCATCTTGGCTGGAAACGCTTATTTTACTCTGGTCAGCAAAAAGACGAGCAAGCGCCTTACATATCGAGTAAGACGCGCGCGGGTGTATCAAAATACCTGGTTTGTTGGCGTGTTGTCGGGGCCTCACAACAACTATTCCTATACGTCTCTCGGGTTTATCAATGGCGATGGCACTTTTGAAGCCACCAACAAAACAATCTCCAAAGACGCGCCTTCGCTGAGCGCATTCAATTGGTTCTGGTATAATCTCTCGACACAAGGAAAGATCCCAAGCACCGTCGATTTTTTCCACGCTGAGCGCTGTTGTCGATGCGGCCGGTTGTTGACCGTGCCTGAAAGTGTCCTGCAAGGCATCGGACCAGAATGCGCTGCGAAAGCGCGCATTTGATATTTTCTCCGGCTTTGGCTATTATTCTTTCTAAATCCCACAAAACAAAGGAAAGGAGTCGTTCATCATGTTTACTCGTTATATCCGTCCCGGAGCGCAGACACTCGAAAGCGCGCGTTTCCCTGAAGTCGACATTCTCCCCATTAGCTACGAAGTGCAAGGCGCGAATGCCGCCCCCATCAACCGGAGGGCGGTTGTAAATGTCGATTCTGGCCAACATTACAGCTTCGTATCTCCTGGATATGAACTGATCCGCCATGAAGACTTGATCGACCATGTTTTCTCGTCAATTCCCGGTGATTGGGGACGACAAAACAATGAGCTTTGGTTAAGCCCTGACAGCGCGAAAATGTCCTTGCGGGTTCGTTTCCCTGACGCCATCGACGAGGTTGGGACGGGGGACTTTGTCGCGCCCTCCCTTCATGTTTTCAATAGCTACGACACAAGCTGGCCCGCCGTCGTGGTCTTTGGCGCTTTTCGTCTCGTCTGCTCCAACGGCGCAGTTGTCGGGCGAAGATTCGGGAGCTATCGCAAAAAACACTTGGGCGAATTCGACGCGCAAGAACTCCGAGGGCATCTCGACAACGCTATTGATCTTTTCCAGGACGAGCTCGGGATTTGGCGGCAATGGCAAGATACCGCCGCCACGCCCGACGATTACGAGTCAATGGTCGGGTCGCTTGGGTTTGGGCAACGCGCAGAGTCCCGCTTAGGCGATCTGGTTGAAATCGATTCGAACCTGACCATTGAAGACATGAGACTGCGCACACTCAGCAAGTGGAATCTCTTCAACCTCGTCACCCAATTTATCTCGCACGAAGTGCAGTCAGAAAATCGACGCATTCAACTGGAAACCCGGTTGAGAGACGCGATTTAACCCAAACCCCATACTTACCAGGGGCGGACTCGTTCCGCCTCTGAGAATCGATATAAGGAGGCCAGAATGCAAAAGCAAGCGCGTCTCGGAAAAGATCGAATCTTGGTTTTGTTTCGATTCCCATATGGCGACCCACGTTTTGACGAGACGAGAGAGGCAATCAAGCAAATTCCCGGACGGAAATATATCTCTTCGCTGAAAGCCTGGGAGCTCCCGCGCGATATCGAAGCCGCAGAAAAAGTCCTGTCTCTCGGCTTTGATCCAACTCCGGAGCTGGAAAATTGGATGGCAGAACAAAAGCGAGAGCGAGAGCGCGCGAAAAGATCATTCAAAATGCCAGCGGGGCTGCGCGACTTCCAAAAGATTGGCGTTCAAGAGATTGAGAGCTATAATGGCAGGGCGGTTCTTGCCGACGTCCCGGGGCTAGGCAAAACAGTCCAGAGTCTCGCTTGGCTGAAAGCGAAAAACAGCCATGCCCGTCCCGCGCTGATTGTCGTGCCCGCTGTCGTCAAACAAAACTGGCTCGAACACTGTAAGGTCTGGCTTAACAAAACTGAGGCGGTATATCTCGCCACCGGAACGTCAAGAAAGGCGCTTTCGAACGCGTCGCGAGAAATCGCATTTAACGCGAAAAAAGCCCCAACAATATTGATCATAAATTACGACATTCTGGAGGCATGGAAGGATTATATTCTGAAGCAATTTAAGCCCAAAACCATTATCCTTGACGAGGCGCATTATATCAAGAATTCCAAAGCCCAAAGAACACGAGCGGCGAAGGCGATTGCGCGTCGTTGCAAGTATGTAATCCCTTTGACCGGGACCCCTGTCGAGAATCGCCCGGTAGAATTTTTCAATTTGCTAAACATCACGAGGCCCGATCTTTTCCCCAGATTTTTCGACTATGCGCGCAGATACTGCGATGCCAAAAAAGGGTATTGGGGGTGGGATTTTAGTGGCGCGAGTAATCTGGATGAGTTGAATTTGATCCTGAATTCGGGCGTTATGATCCGCCGACGCAAGGAGGAAGTGTTGAAAGATTTGCCTGCAAAACAGCGGGCAAAAGTCACCTTCAAGGTCGACTCAGAGGCGTGGAAACAATACGAGACCGCAAGTCAAGATTTTATTTCTTGGCTCGTGGACAATTTCGAAGGAGAGGAGCTGGAAAAAAGAGTCGTCGGCGCATTGCGCGCAGAGACTCTAACCAAAATCAATTCTCTCCGCCGCCTCTCTTTTGACTGCAAAAAAGACTCAGCAATCAAATGGATTCGCAACTTTCTGGAATCTGGCGAGAAGCTCGTGGTGTTCGCAATCCACAAAAGCGTGGTTGACGTTTTATTGTCCGAATTCAAGGACGTTGCCGTCAAGATCGATGGCAGAACGCCGCAAGATCAAAGACATGCGGCCACGAAAAAATTTCAAACCGACCCTAAAGCTCAGCTTTTCATCGGGACGATAAGAGCCGCGGGCGTTGGAATTGACCTGTTCGCGGCAAATAACGTGGCCTTTGTCGAGTTCCCGTGGACGCCTAGCGAACTCGAGCAAGCAGAAGACAGGACGCATAGGATCGGGCAGAAAAACAGCGTTACGGCTTGGTATCTCGTCAGCGAAGGAACGTTGGACGAATCTATTTTAACCGCCATCAACAAAAAACGGGAGGTAATCGATCATTTGCTGGATGCAGAGATAAAAGAGACAGCAACAGAGGACGCGTTATTAGGCATAATTAACCAACTCCACAATCGCATAAAAGGAATGGAGGGAATATGAGCCGCTTTAATCCCCAACAATATACGACCGTATTTCTAATGTCAATGATGGGGCAACTTGAAAAGGACAACACGCGCCAATCTCGCGCGATCTACGACAGAATAAACAACGAACTACGCCGCCGCCGCGTCAACAGAAATAATCCCCTGGTCGAGATCACGTATAAAGGGATGCGCCGCCCGGCGTATCTACTGCGCGAAGGCAAGCGCCGAGCGACAGTTCAGTTGCTCAGCGGCAAAAAAGTCGAGGGGCTGGTCGCCAATCTCGACATTGCGAGGATTCGAGGATGATACTGGACATTGAATCCTTGTTTCTCGAGCTTGGTATTTCGCCCGGTCGCGGCAAGCAACAAAGTCGCGGCTGGGTGAATATCGAATGCCCATTCTGCACTGGCGACCCGGGTATCCATCTTGGGTATAATCTCTCAGCAGGAATCTTCAACTGCTGGCGCTGTGGCTACAAATCCAACATTCGTGTTGTGGCAGCGCTTGCAAATTGCAGCTATCAAGATGCCAAAATATTAATCAAGAAACACTCAATCGCGGGAATATCGCGCGACGAAGAAAAGGACTTTCGGCGACCGGACGGGACTTTCTCTCCTTTCCTCCCGAAGGGCGCCGGAGCCATGGGAAAACGTCATAGAGAATACTTGACGAAACGGGGGCTGGACGTGGCAGAAATCGAGAGGTTGTGGGATCCTCTCGCTACAAAGCGCGTCCAGTCCCTCCCTTGGCGAATCATCATCCCGATACGCTACAATAACACTCTTGTAAGCTGGCAATCGCGAGACATAACAGGGCTTGCAGACTTGCCATATATCGCTTGCCCCAAAGGCGAAGAGTCTATTCCTCACCAAAAAATTCTCTATGGGCTCGACAACGCGAGAAAGCGCAAAGCCATTGTCGTCGAGGGCATATTTGACGCCTGGAGACTCGGGCCGGGTGCTGTCGCGACATTCGGAATCTCGTATTCTCCAGAGCAAGCGCTATTGTTGGCGGAGAAGTTTGATCAGGTTTTCGTTCTTTTTGACCCTGAGGAGGAAGCGCAAAAGAAGGCATATAGACTCGCTGGAGAAGTCTCTTTATTTGGGACAGAGGCGTTTGTCCCGGAATGGGAATGGGATGCCGCAGATCCAGCAGAGCTAAAGCCTCATGAGGCTGCTTTAATCGTCAAAGAGCTTTTAGAAAGCACTTGACAGGTCATTAAAACGCGTTTAAAAGCAAGATAGAGGGGCTCTGATTTGGCCGATCGGAGTGGGAAAGTTCCCGGCCCTCAACAGCCATTAATAATGGGTCGTGCCTGTTGAGGGCTCCAATTTAACCTTTGCACGGAGGTTGAACGATGCCATTGGATGATAAGTTCCGTAAAATGAAAAACAGAATGGATGGAGAAGGCAAATCTTTCTCTGATCAAAGAGACAACGCGCAAACAAGAGATCCAAACATCCCTCCACAAAATCTGTCCAAATATTTAACCGTCCCAATCTTCTGGCTGCATAGCAACCTGCCCAAAACCTCCCTCCTTCTTCTCGCCGCCATTAATCAACTCGACATTCCTTCGCAAAACTGCACGGCTTCGAACAATTATCTTGGAAAAATGATTGGACTTAAGACAAGAGCGGTCGTAAAACATCTCGAAATATTAAAGTCTGCGGGCTTGATTATCGTTATGAATGGGCAATCAAAATATCGAAGAATTGCTATCAATCACGACAACAGCCTTGAGAATAAAGTTCTCCAAGTTAGGGATGCTAAAAATCAAGCAAATCTGCAAGTGTCCGAAAATACAACCGGAAAAATACTACGCACGGACGTGCTTAGTAAAAATCAAGCAAATCTGCAAGTGTCCGAAAATACAACCGGAAAAATACTACGCACGGACGTGCGTAGTATCCCTTTATTTGATATATATTATACTTCGTATAATACATATCAAAGCGCCCCGGAATGGGGCGCTCAATTATCCGGTCTTGAAAATCGAGATAAAAAAACAATCGAATTGCATCCCATAATTGAATTCTGGAATAGCTTACATTCGAAAACAAATTCACGACAAAATATTATTCGACATACAAACCCAAAAACGAAAACATATAAGTCAATCATTAGAAGAATAAACCAGCTCCAATCAGGTGAATACGCCCATTCAAATGAAGCGCTTCGCGCTTTCTCTAAAGCGCATAGAATCCCCATTTCTATTATCAAAAAGAAATGGAAGCAAGATGAAATCAAGGAAGTTTTACGAGAGATAGCGAACCTAAATTGGAATAGTCCAATTGATCTTTCGAAGGCACTTTTTAATCCCCATCACCCAAGCGGGCTAACGAGCTTGTTTCTTAAGGTCGCTGCGGAGGAGGATATTCGCGACTTGCAGATTCTCGAAGACCCAAATCCAAAAGTAACCGAAGACCTTAAAAAGTGCTTGACAGATTCAAGCCCAAAGAACTCGACGCTTCAACGTCTCTATCGCGTTGTAATCGATATTATGGAGTGGTGTGAATGGGCAGATAAATACTGTCGAGAGAAAGGAAAAGTGGATAAAGATTATAGGGATTTTCGCTCATATCTGAACAATTTTGAACCAGAATTGATCACAAAAGAATACCTCCAATGGAATGAGGAAAATCGCGATCTTGAGGAAATAACGGTGAGCGTAAACGCGCTTGGTCCTCGACACCATTCCTGGAAGAAATTTCTCGACTCATTGCGAGGAGGTTTTTTCGGAGTCGAGATCGAGCTTGATTGGCCGGGATAATTTTTAGAAATCGCAACGTTGGCTATAACGACATTAAAGGAGGCATTATGTCCAACATGAAATCGACAAGTCCCGAAGAACATTATGCGTGGATCGATGGGCTTTTGAACGCGCTTGAACGTGATTTGGAAGCGGCGGGACAAAAGCTCGTTGTTGGCAGAAATCTGCTTGAATATTTATATACGACCGCTGGATATCATTTCTGGGGGCATGGGTATGAAGACGGGAAAAAGAAAGAGTCTCCTCCGGAGCTCGATGCTGATCCGGTCATCGGGCTGTTAAATCGTCTCGACCTTGCTAAAAATCAAATGGTGACTGTAGAAAGAAAAACAGAGGATAACGTCACCGGACCCAAGAAAAGTTTTCGCGTCACCAAAGCGGGAAATAGACGATTTTTAGTCCCCATTATTCCTTCGCCCTCTTTGTCCAAAGCTGAAAAAGCTGCCCGCAAAGCTGAATCGAAAACATGAAATTAAATAAGCCCGATTGGGTTATTGCAGAATCGAAAATTGCAATCGGGTGTATCGTCTCTGATGATTTCCTGACGAAATACTATCGTATCCATCGCCAGGAGTTTATCGAGAGTCGACATATCCGAATGCTTGTTGATTGGTGCTTCGCGCATTGGCAGAAACATTCCGAAGCTCCGAGACGCAAAATCGAGGCGATATGGGAATCTCGTCAAACCCAATCCAAAATACCAAAAAATGATTTCGACGCCATAGAAAAGATTTTAGCCGCCCTGAGCGCGAATTATGAACAAGAGGAAAATGATTTTGATCCAGATTTCGAGATCCAGCGGGCGACGGAATATTTCCGCAAAAGACAAATCGAAATCGCGTCCTTACTCGCTGAAGAATATGCGAAGGCAGGCGAATACGACAAAGCAGAAGAGACGCTAAAAAACATTGAGCTTATCTCTGACCAAGGGCTCATCACTGAAATCCAAAAATCGGCGGTTTTGGGCTCGCGCTTTGTCCAGGAAGACTCGTCAGTCCCAAAAAGACTGATTCGCCCTTGGCTCAATCTCGCGTCTCTGAATATGATATTCGCTGAGCCGGGAATTGGTAAAACATGGCTCGCGCTCTCAATTGCGGTCATGCTGACTCGCGACGAGTGGGAAAAGGCAGAAATCGGACCGTGGGAAGTTAAGGAGCCTTCGGGAGCGCTCTATATTGATGGAGAGATGGGAGAGTGGGATTTGAAAGAGCGCTTGAAAGCGCTCGAAGGCGCGCATGGAAAAGAAAGGACGCGCTCACCATTGACCATCTTGTCTGCCAACAGAATAGCGAGAACAAGCCGTTGCCAAATCGACATTACCAAGCCAGAATGGCGAGAATCCATCTATGAATTCATCGCGTCTCGCCCACGAATAAAAACCGTAATCCTCGACAATCTGAGCGCGCTAACGCCAGGACGAGACGAGAACGACAAAAAGGAATGGGACCCTATTAATCAATGGCTAATCTCTTTACGACATTTGGGGCTGGCAATAATTTTAATCCACCATTCAGGAAAAAACAAGCGACAGCAGCGAGGAACGAGCGCTCACGACGACCCGATGGACGTTATTCTGTCGCTGAGCAGAGACAAGAAAGGAGGAGGCATATGGATCGACTATGTTAAAGCGCGAAATATCGCGCCGGGAGCAAATCTCGACCGGTTTAAGGTCGAGCTTAGTGGAAGCAAAAAAGCCATCAAATGGAAGGAGATTATAGATGAGTCCGCCGATTGATAGAGATATTGTGGTAGTCGTAAAGGAAATCACTTTCGACGCTGCGCATTATCTGCCAAAACACGAGGGCAAGTGCAGCAACCTTCATGGACATACTTACCGGCTTCAAATCGCCATGCGCGGTCGAATTGATCCGTCAACTGGAATGCTTGTGGATTTTGGGCATCTAAAACAGATCATGGAAGACGCGATCAAAACCAAACTCGATCATCAGTTGATAAACTCGATTCCGCCCTTCGACGTTGTCTCGCCGACTGCTGAGCGGATGGTGCTGTGGATTCGGGACGAACTGATTCCCGTGTTGTCTTTTACAAGTGCAAGGCTTCTTGGTGTTCGACTCTACGAAACACCAACAAGCTATGCAGAGTGGATCAAGGAGAACTAATATGGAAGCAGAAACTTGTGGCGCATTAGTGCTCGCTGAACCCCCTTTCGTTTCGATTGACGGAGAAGTCAATCCCCAAGGGCAAGGAACTCAATCGACATTTATCCGGTTCTTCGGGTGCAATCTCGATTGCTTTTACTGCGATTCTCCCTACGCCAAAAATCGGGATTCTCTGTCGCGCTACGTCACCTCCGTTTATAATGTCGTCGCTGAACTGCGAACCGTAAAGGCGACAATTACGGGGGGAGAGCCCTTCATGCAACAAGAGGGCCTTTTTGATCTTTTGGAAAAGCTCCCGCTTCGCGTCACTTACCGCACTCTCGACAGTCAAGAGCAAATCAAGGACGAAAGGTCCTCGCCGTTCCATATTTCAATCGAAACAAATGGCACTGTTGAGCTTAACGCCACGCTGAAGGAGGTTCTCAAAGAGCGCGCGGAAAATTTGTCCTTGATTGTGGACTATAAAACAGACGCTCCATTGCCCTGGGCTCAATCGACATGGGACATTCTTGATGGAGAGAAGGGGGACTGGGTCAAGATTCCGGTCTGGGATCAGGAATCTTTTTATAGCGCTGTCGAGGCGCTTGATCTCATCAAAAACGAGCTTGGGCAGCGCTCTTTTCCACGATTCGCGTTTTCACCCATCCATTTGGGGCCTCAAAAGCTGTTTTCTTGGATGCGGGCAAGCTCGAGGCTTGCGGACGTGGTTCTAAATGTCCAAATTCACAAGAGAATAAATTTTCCATAATTTTTTCCAAAAAGCCCTTGCAAAATTCTCCAAATCTGGCTATAATGTTTTCCAAGATCGAAAACGCACACAACACAAGGAGGAAAACAAAATGGCGAAGCAAACCACCAACACGAACAAAGGCAAGAGCAAGAGCCAAACCACCAACAACAGCACCAAGAGTCAGAGCAAGGGCAAGAGCCAAACCACCAACACCGCCAAAAACAAGACGAAAAACAGCGCTCCGGCCGAGAATGGCAGCAACAACAGCGCGAAGGCAAGCAAGCCGTCTCTGAAGGCCGTTATGGACAATGTTAAGCGCTTGAACAAGGTCGCCGACGAGCTTTCAAAGGCCTTCAAAATCGAACCCAACCTGACCGTCGAGCCCGAGAGCCGGAAACTCGAGGATCAAAAACAAGCGGAAGCGCAGATCAAGTCCCATCTCGACACTTTCATCCAGAAATTCATGGCGGAAGACGATTTGGAGACCCTGAGCGAGGACGCGCAAACAGCTTTGAAGGAAGTCGCTGCGCAAATGGGCAAGAAGGTCCCTTCGAGCCTGCGCAAGGTCTTGGGCGTCAAAGTCGAAGTCGAATCGACGACGAACGCCTCCTCGGGCGAAGACGACAGCGCCGGCAGGGGCAAGAGCAAGAGCAAGGGCGCCGGCAAAGGCAAAGGCAAGAGCAAGAGCAAGGGCGAAAATATCGGCACTCGTCGCGCCCGAAAGTCTGATCGAAACGACTATATCAAGGCGCTGATCGAAGAGGGAGAGCATACCCGGAAGGATCTCGTCGCGAAAGTGATTGAGAAGTTTCCGGAAGAAACGCCCTCCACCGTTGGCACCGTCGTTTCTGATTCTCTCAACCCGAAATACTCGAAATTTGGCAAAGTCGCGCATAAAACCTCCGACGGCAAAATCACCTTCTAAAAAGGAGCAGATCATGAAGCGAAGTGGAGCTCTCGTCCTCCTATCTGGAGGACAGGACTCCACGACATGTTTGTTCTGGGCGAAACGCGAATTTGAGGGGCCTATCGTTTCCTTGAATCTGCATTACGGCCAACGGCATGTCGTGGAGATGGAGGCGGCAGAAACTATCGCCGCGCTTGCGAAAGCGTATCACGTGGAACTCGACGCGGGAACGATTTTCAGCCAAATTGGAGACTCGTTAATGGTGCAACGGGACGGTGACATTTCTTCGGCGCATCGCGTCGGTAGCCTGCCCGCCTCGTTTCTTCCTGGCCGCAATGTCGCTCTTTTAACCTTCGCCGCAGCATACGCTTATAAGCACGATATCTCAAACATCGTCACTGGCGTATGTCAGACCGATTTTTCCGGATACCCAGATTGCAGAGACAACACCATCAAAGCCACTCAGGTCGCCTTGTCTCTCGCTCTCGCCAAAGAAATCACGATTCACACCCCCCTTATGTATATGACAAAGGCAGAGACTGTCCAGCTTGCCAAAGAACTCGACGCGCAAGGATACCCGGCATGGGAAGCGCTTGCTCATTCGCACACTTGCTATAATGGCGTCGTGCCTCCATGCCTCGAATGTCCCGCTTGTAAGCTGCGCATGAACGGGTTTTTGGAGGCGGGGTATGCTGACCCCTTAATGGAAAGGACAATGCGATTATGATGGACGAGAGACGTTTTGACGCGGGGGTCCGCTCGTTGATCGAATCGATTGGCGAAGATCCTGATCGGGAAGGGCTAAAAGGGACGCCAGAGCGCATGCGTCGCGCGTGGTGCGATGAAATCTTTTCTGGGTATCGCGTCTCAATCTCTGGCCTCATGAAGACGTTCGACAGTTCCGGGTATGACGAACTCGTCCTTGTGCGCGACATTGAAGTATTTTCGACTTGTGAACACCACATGCTCCCATTTTTTGGTGTCGCGCATGTCGCGTATATCCCAAATGGCAGAATCCTTGGGACTTCAAAGCTCGCGCGCATTGTCGACGCTTTTTCCCGTCGCTTGCAGATTCAGGAGAGGCTTACAACTCAAGTGACAGATACGCTTATGGACTATCTCGGGCCGCGAGGGGCGGCATGCGTTGTCGAGGCTCAGCACCTTTGCATGCGAATGCGGGGAGTGTCAAAACAGAATTCAATCATGGTAACGTCGTCCCTACAGGGCGAGTTTATGACCGACCCGACGGCAAGAAACGAGTTTCTCAGCCTGATTGGTCGGCGGCAATAAGAACGGGCGCAAACCTTCAGGAGGAAATATGTCTGAAAATAACGTTTCTGGATTGACGAAACTTGGCGCGGAGAAGACAGAATATCAACTCACCTTGCCATCTCCCGACATGCTCGAAGTGTTTCCCAGCCCCCACCATCATGAGGGCCCGAATGCGAAATATACTGTTGAAATCGCGTTTCCCGAATTCACTTCACTTTGCCCGAAAACCGGGCAACCCGATTTTGGGGAAATCAAGATCACGTATATTCCTTTTCGACATTGCATCGAATCCAAAAGTCTTAAACTTTATTTTTTCGCGTATCGACAGCACGGTGCCTTCATGGAAAAAATCGTTAACAAAATCTTGGGCGATTTGGTTTATGTCTCTCTTCCTCGATGGATGAAGGTTGAAGGAAAATTCAACGCCCGCGGCGGGACTTTCATCACTGTTGTGGCTGAGCATACAAAAAATCCGGTTGCGGCAGAATAATTTTTTGCGCTTTCTTTGGGCTTGGCTATAATGCAGAAAAAGTCAAGCCCAAAGAAAGGAGAAATCGTGGCAAGAGAGATCGAATTGATTATGGATTCGGGGGCATTTTCTGCTTGGAATATTGGCGCCGAAATCTTGCTTGACGATTACATTTCATACTGCCTTGATCGACTCGATGTTGTGGATTATTTCGTCAATCTCGACGTAATCCCAAGCGCAGCGACAAATCGTGGATCGACAAGTCAGAGTCGAGGCGTTTCACCCCATCCATACAATCCCGAGACTCCACAAATAATAGAAGCTGCGGCAAAACAGGGATGGAAGAATCTTATGCGCATGGTCGACGCAGGGATTCCTAAAAATCAGTTAATTCCCGTATTCCATCAAGGCGAAAATTTTAAGTGGCTTGAAAAAATGCTTGACTTGTTCGAGTATATCGGGCTTTCTCCCGCGAATGACAAGACGACAGCGGAAAAGAGATCATGGCTCGACAACTGCATGTCTTGGGTCACCGACAGAAATGGGCGGCCTATCGTCAAGTTTCATGGATTCGCAGTCACTTCATTCCGCCTCATGATGCGATACCCCTGGTATTCTGTTGACTCAGCATCTTGGGTGACTGTCGGGCGGCATGGACAGATTTATGTCCCCCGAACAAAAGATGGAAGCTGGGATTATACGCAAGAGCCCCTAAAAATTACCTTGTCGGCGGAATCGTTCTTCGCTCCAAACAAAAAGAAAGATCCTGATCATTATCGAAATTTGCCCGAATCGACGCGAGAAATTGTGGATGCGTATCTCGCAGAAAAGGGTAAGGAATATCAATTTGGAAAATCATCTTTTCGATGGGAAAGCGCAGACTATAAGCGCCAGGCAAATGAACGCCTTGTCAAGATAAAAGACCCAAATCGGCCCGGAGAAAGGTTTATCGAAACAATTGAAGAAATGGGGGCGGGGAACAATTACAAGCGACGAGACGAGCTCAATATTTGGTATTATATCGATTTTGAAAAAATACTCCCCGCCTACAAAGATGCCAGATTTGAAGGTGCTACGCGCGGGCTTGGCATATGAAAATTTATTTGGCGGGGAACTTCCCGCAAATGAAAGATGTTAAGAGCGAACTTGACGCTGCCAATTTTACCCTCAAAAAATGCGAGGGCTCTTATCGACGTTTAGGCTCTTTTTTTTATAAAGACCCATGGACAGAGAATTTGGTTAAAGCTGTCCAAATCAAGAAAAGACGGAGGGAGACAAAATGAAACTTTTCGCCGCCAATGACGCTTCAGGAGGATATTCGCAAGAGAGAACCAGCGTTCGCAATTCACGTGGCAAGGAGTTTGTTTTGCAGAATATGCCAGCGAAAATCGCGCAGACGATTCCTTGCCAGGCGCTGGATTTTTTTCGCGACGTAAAGCAGCGCCCCGCTCTTCAAATGGACGAGCGTGATGGGCGGGGCGAAGCGAAAAAGATTTTTTGGGAAGCGCAAAGAGAGATTGAGGACAAACAGCGAAAGGACGCGAAAAGATGAAAAAAGACGCTCTTGTTGAGGCTCTTTCTATCGTCAAGCCTGGCTTGGCGAATAAGGAAATTTTGGAACAGACGACATGCGTGGCGTTTGTTGACGAAACAGTCATTACCTTTAATGATCGTATCGCGATTTCTCACCCACTGCCTGGCTGCAAAGTCAACGGCGCTGTAAGCGCGGATACTCTGTTCCAGTTCCTGTCGAAAATCAAATCTGACGAAATCTCGTTTGAATCAAAGGGAAATGAACTAAGAATTCGAGCGGGAAAAGGAAAGGCGGGAATCAATCTTGATCCAGAAATCAAGCTCCCCGTCGACCACTTTAGCGATATCGACAATTGGAAAAAAATGCCCTCAGATTTTTCCAATTCTCTTGCTTTCACTTCATTTTCCTGCGGGCAAGATTATAATCGTCCAGAGCTAACTTGTGTCCACGTTACTCGATCAGGAATTGTCGAAGCATGCGATGGAGTAAGGTTGACAAGAGTCCGCGGAGAAAAGATGCCCTTTGAATTCTTGCTTCCGGAAACAGCAGCGAAACAGCTTGCAAAATATAAGATCAAAAACATGAGCGCAGACAAAAAGAACGCGGGTTGGGTCCACTTTTTGACTGACAAAGAAACGATCTTTTCGTCTCGAATTTTGCAAGCAACTTATCCCGATATCAGTCACCTTGTAAAGATAAAAGGCAAGAGGGTCGTGGTGCCAAAAGGCTTGTCGGACGTTCTCGCTCGAGCCTCCATTTTCTGCAAGCAGGATTTCGAAAGTGACGACTTTGTAACCGTCTCAATTGTCGAAGATGAAATGGTCATCTCTGCAAAAAATGCTGCGGGGTGGTTTGAGGAGCCCTTGACTCTGCGCTATAAAGGCGAGAGCTTTAGCTTTTTGATCTCGCCTTCGTTTTTCGCAGAGGCGATTGCAAAGGGAACGATCATGATCCTTTCGGATGATGTTGTTCGACTTAAGGGCGAGAATTGGGATCACGTTGTGGCTATGGTTGTAAAGGTAAAAAAATGAATTTCTGCCATCTCCATCTTCATACAGAATACTCGCTCTTGGACGGGCTTGGGACGGCAAAAGAATATGCGCAGCGCGCACAAGAACTTGGCTTCAAGTATCTTGGCTGCACGGATCATGGAAATATTGATGGGCATATTCGCTTTCAAAGGGCCTGTAAAGAACACGAGATCATCCCCATCTTTGGCTGCGAGAGCTATATAATATCCAATCGCTTCGATAAGCAAAAAGAATTTCGCGGGCACGTAACGATTTGGGTCCAAAATGAAGAGGGATGGAAAAGTCTCTGCCGGATGCTTTCAAAGGCGAATCTCGAAGGCTTTTATTATAAGCCAAGAATCGATGCGGCCATGCTTCGCGAACATATCAAGCATAGCTCTGGCTTAATTTTCGGGACTGCTTGCGCGTCTACTTTCCTTCGGGCGTCTGAAGACGTTTCAGACCTTTTCCTTGAAATGATAGACGCGAATATTCCTACATATCTCGAAATTATGCCCCACAAATTCGAGACACAAGAAATCGTGAATAAGATGGTCGATGAGGTCAAGCAATTTGCGCCCTTGCTCGCGACGAATGACTGCCATTATATTCTTGAAGAGGATTGGGAAAGTCAAGAGGTTTTGATGGCCATTCAAACGAAGGCGAGATGGAAAGATCCTGAGCGATTTCGCTTTCAATGTCACGGCCTCCATTTGCGATCCTACAAGGAAATGGTTGACGCCTTTGAAGATCAAGGCTTTTGGGGCAAGAGCGAATATTTAGGCGCATTGCGAAATACGATAAAAGTGGCGAAATCTTGTGAAGAATTTGAACTGAAACAGCAGACAATTTCTCTTCCTTCCCCTCCAATAAAAAGAAAGATTCAACACGATTCAAAAGGCTGGGCAAGCGAGTCTGTCCAGACTGTCGATCAAATGGAGCTCGAGACAAAGGTTTGGGAGGGGCTCGAAAATGTCTTGCCCAATGAAATGGGACAGGACGATTATGTCCGACAGATAAAGCATGAACTAAAAATTATAGAGGAAAAGGGGTTCGCTCGATATTTCTTAATCGTCCTTGATCTTATTGAATGGTGCGGGCGGAACAATATTCGAGTTGGCCCAGGGCGGGGTTCTGTCGGCGGCTCTCTTGTTGCATACTGTCTCGGGATTACACAAGTGGACCCTCTTCGTTATGGGCTTGTTTTCGAGCGATTTATTTCAGCGGATCGAGTTGATTGGCCAGATATCGACATTGACGTAGAGGACAGAAAGCGCGACTTGGTCAAAAAATATCTCGAATCGACTTATGGAGAGGGATGCGTGGCTGGCGTCTCGACATTTGGACGAATGAAAGGGAAGGCGGTTATTCGGGACGTTGCGCGCGTGTTCGACGTTCCTTTGGACGAGGTTGATGAATTCGCGAAAGGCATTGAATATACGGACGACAACAAGGGAACGACGGTTGAAGATCACGCGAATGGAGAAGGAAAGAGCTTTCGCAAAAAATGGCCTCGCGTCGTTCGCCATGCCGCAGTTCTGGAAGGAAAAATCCGCCACGCGAGTCAACATGCCGCGGCAGTAATCGTATCTCCAGAAAAAATTGAAGACACTGGCAAGGGCGTTCTCTGTCGCCGTAAAAACGAGATTCTCATAAATTGGGACATGGAAGATTCCGAATTTATGGGGTTGATTAAACTTGACATTCTGGGATTGAATACTCTTTCCGTAATTTCGGCTTGTCTCGAACTGATCGAGGGAAATCACGGGGAAGGATTCTTTTGGCATCCTGAAAGCGATGCCTTCTTTTTTGGAAAAATAGGAGAGGAAAATGAAGAACTCACGCCTTGCCTAAGCTCTACAAAAGACGCGCCAAATCATTTCCCTTTGAACGACATGCGCGTTTTCGACATGCTCAGCGAGGGAAACACTGTTGGCGTCTTTCAATGGGGAACTTGGGCAATGACGAAACTTGCCCAAGAATTGAAGCCTCGAAACTTCGAAGATATGGCTGCGGCAATCGCGCTTGTCCGCCCAGGTCCGGCAGATAGCGGGATAACAGAGCAATATGTTGAGAGACGACACGGCGCAAGCTGGGATGGAGAGACTGAAGAATATAACAGGATTACGTGCGATACTCTGGGCCTAATTGTATATCAAGAGCAAGTTATGACATTCCTCCATACGCTCGCGGGTATGACGTTGAGCGAAGCAGATAAAATCCGAAAGATTCTCGCGAAAAAACGAGACCCAAAAGAGCTTGAACCATACAAAGAAAAGTTCTTAGAAGGCGTGGAGAACGTCGATCTTATCACACTGGGGCAAGGGAAGCGCTTTTGGGACGATCTCAAAAACCATGCCCATTACAGTTTTAACCGCGCGCATTCTGTCGAATACGCGCTTATTGGCTATTGGACGGCTTGGCTCAAACTGCATTATCCTACGGAGTTTATTTGCGCGTCGCTCAGCTATGGAAGAGAATCGCAAAAGGACGAGCTTTTAAAAGAGGCCGGCAGGCTTGGGCTCTCGATTCTCCCGCCCAAAGTTGGGCGCTCATCTCCCTTCGCTTGGTCTGCTGAAGACAACACGCTTGTCTGTCCATTCATCGAAATCAAAGGCATTGGAGAGTCAACAGCAAGCCAATGCGTAGTCTCTAAGCAAGCGAAGCGGGCAGGGTTTTTCAAGGACGACAAGAGCGCAGAGATTAAAAACAAAAAGGTCCGGGAGATTCTGCTGGAAGTAAACGCGTTTGATCCTGAAGGAAATCTCCCGCAGAAAGCGCGGGACTTGTTCGATTTCGCTTTTCCCGACTCCGCCCCTATCGAACCCCCGGCCTTAAAAAGGAGGCGTTACAGAGCCAATATGGTGTCTTGTGAACGGTGCGATTTGAGGGAGGAGTGTCGAAAGCCAATAATGACTGACTTGGGGATTTATAACGCGATGATCTTGGGAGAGGCTCCTGGCCGGATGGAAGACAAGATAGGCAAGGCGTTTAAAGGGCCGGCAGGCAAGAAACTCTGGGAGGAAATCGAAGCCCATGGATGGGCGCGCAGACACTTTCATGTTGCTAACACCTGCCGATGTTATCCTTCGCGAACAAAGACACCAAAACCCGAGCATATCAGCCCTTGTTTTCGCTGGCTTGATGAAGAAATCGAGAATCTCGACACTCCCATCATTCTCGCGCTGGGAAACGTGCCTCTTCAGGCGCTGACTGGAGAGAAAGGGGGCATCATGAAAAAGTGTGGAACCACAGAATATTTGAGCGGGCTTAACGCTTGGGTTTGTTGGGGGATTCATCCCTCAGCAGTATTGAGAAACGAGACAAAGAACCTGCCCCTTTTTCGAGAAGGGGTTGAAAACTTCATTCAAACGTTGGAGGGTTAAAGATGGGGAAAAAACAACGAACACGAACTTTGTTTAAGGCGACGATGCAATGTCCACACTGCAAGGGAGACACTTTCGAGCTTGTGGAGAGCATGGTGGTTTGCTGCTCTTGCTCAGCCCACGTTGGACGCTCTGAACCGGAAACAATCTCGATCCCGATGGATGATTATCGAAGAGTCCTCAGCGGCGGTTTTAAAGCGATTTGCGAACTCTACCGCATCCAGAACTGTCACGGTTGCCATGACTTTTCTTGCGGAGACAACCTCCTAAGGGAAAAAGTGAAGACAGAGCGCTTAACCATGACGACTCTTCAGGTCGAGCACCGGGCGTGGGCCAAAAAGAATTTTCCCGATTCTCCTTCGTGGCATCCATTGCTCGGCATCTTTGAAGAGATTGGAGAACTGTTCTCTGCGGACATGAAAGAGAACAGGGAGGAAAAAATCGACGCTGTAGGAGATATCGTGATCTTTCTGGTCCATTATTGCAATCGCAATGGATACGATTTTTTTGGCTGCATTCGCGACACTCCCGACGCTCTGGAGGCAAAATATGACGAAGACTCGTCAGGAGAATTTGACCATTTGTCTCGAGTCGATTTGCCCGCCCAGCTTGTTATCGCAGCGGGCAGCCTCGCGCATTCGCATTTAAAGAGCGAACAGGGAATCCGGCCCGATGATCACGAATCCAAAAAAATTACCGCAGTTCGAACGATCATGGCATTGCTGGCCTGGCATTGCGTATATAGCGACATCCATTTTCAAAGCGCTATCGAGAAGACTTGGGCTAAAGTGAAGGCTCGAGATTGGAACGCGAATAAAGAAAATGGAGGGGTATAATGAAACTCCATACTGAATACCGGCCGAAAACTCTTGATGAGGTTTTTGGCAATGAGTCAACGGTCAAAGCTCTGACGCGACATATCCAAAGCTATGAGCAAGGGAAGAGTCTTCCGCAAGTCTATCTCTTTCATGGCCCAAAAGGCTGCGGGAAAACGACGCTTGCCAGAATCATGGCAGAGACCTTCCAATGCAACAAAACTGAAATCGACATGGCGGACAATCGTGGGATTGGGACTGCGCGAGACATGATCGAGCGCCTCCCATATCGAACTCTTTTGAGCGACACTGGAAATCAGGCGTTTATCCTCGACGAGGTCCATCAAACCAACAAAGAATTCCAGAATGCTCTTTTGAAGAGTCTCGAAGATACGCCTCCCCATGTTTTCTTTTTCTGCTGCACTACAGAGCCAACAAAGCTCTTGCCCACCTTTCGAGATCGAGCCCAAACATATCGAGTATCTCAACTCGACGATAAGGATCTTGAAAATCTTGCAAGCTCTGTGGCTGAGAAGGCGAAAATTGATATCCCACAAAAGACGATAAAACGCGCCGTTGATGCGGCGGACGGGACTCCGCGAACGTTGCTCGTCCTTTTGAACGATATCGTCGGGATGAGCAAGCGCGAAATGATAACCCACAAATTCGACACTCTCGACGAACTTCCCGAAATAATCAATCTATGTCGAGCTTTGCTTGGAAAAGAGAGCTGGGGAAAAGTTCGCGTTCTCGTGCGGGACCTGTTGAAAAAAGAGGACCCCAAAAGTATTCAAAATGCTGTCTGCGGATATATGCGCGCGGTTCTTCTCAAAGACGACAACCCGTCCATGCAAGCGCAGATTGTTTTGGAAGTTTTCTCTGAAACGTCTTTTTTCGACATGGCAAAAGATCGGCTTGTTGTTTGCTGTCGTCGAGCGCTTGAAGACGAACAAATCCCCTTTTGATTTTTTTAATTTTTGGCTATAACACGATTAAAGGAGAATGACATGAGTGAGCACGATTTTAAAAGAGACATCGGAATTGACCCTTGGACACTGCATGAAGACTGTTTCAATTACGCGCAGCAATTTTACCACTATGCCAAAGACGAAGCCGCCCATCAAGAAAAATACGACAAGGCGAAGGCCGCGCTTGATCTCGCAAAGGCGAAAGTCGAGCTTGACATCCGCGAGCGTCCCGGCGAATACAATCTGGTGAAAGTGACCGAATCGACGGTGAGCGCTGCCATTGTCTCTTCCGACGAGGTCCAGGAAAGGCAAGAGCGATTAATCAAGGCGCGTCGCGCGCTTCTCGACGCTCAAGCACTCACGGAGGCTATGAGAAGAAAGAAAACCGGGTTGCAAGGCGCCGTTGATCTTCTAAGGAGCCAATTTTGGGCCGGACCTGCGGAGGCTGTCGACGTAGAGCCCGGGCGACGCTTTGAAAATCGCAAACTCGCCGTCAAGGAGGGCGAGAAAAAACAGAGGGAAAAATTTAAGAGGGGAAAATAATGAACCCTGCTGAACAATTTCTTTTGATCCTTCTTTCCTTAGCGATTTTCTTGCCTTTGTCCTATGCGCTCTTGCGTTTGTGGTCGAAGGCGGTTGCCAAATCTTGGTTTGAGGAAAAGAAAAAATATCACTAGGAGGTATCATCATGAATTCGCATTTACACTTGTTGAAAGCAGTTCAGCAAGTTTGCGATGAAACGGGCATTGTAATCCAAAACGTTCGCGTTTATTGGGACGAGGACAAAACGTTTGATGGCACCACGCATAAAGTGAAAGCTGTCGCGTTTGAATCTGTCCTTGAAAATCGCGAACTGTCGAAACATTAACAACCAAACACAAGGAGATTTTTATGGCAAGGAAACAGCAAAGCGCGAAAGATCGGTTGAAAGGCATGCGGGAGCGTCAAAGACGAGAAAAGGACGCGGTCTCACGCGGAGGCGGAAGCCGTTACCTTTCTCTCACTGATCAAAAGGACGTCAAGTTCCTCAATGTCGAGAAGGACACTCGTTACAAAATCGCGATTATCCCGTTCCAAATCTCTGGGCGCCTTATTGACGGCGCCTACAGCGACGAAGGGGAAAGCTTCGAGAAGGGCGAGTGGTGGTATAAGGTCCACGTGTTTTTCCATCGAGACGTTGGCGTAAATCGTGATCGTGTTGTTTGTCGCGCGAAAACTTTTGGCAAAGCGTGCCCGATCTGCGAATACGCAAGCACACTGCCTCGCGAAGAGGCAAAAAGTCTTTTCCCAGCCCCGAACCCGATGGTCTACTATAACGTGATTGATCTTGAGGCCAAAAAGCCAGAAATTTTGATCTTCGGCGCAAACCATTCCTTTTTTGAGCAAGAGGCGTGGGGAGAAGCGAAAGCAAGTGGCGAAGACTCGATCACGGACGTGGGGATCAAGTTTCGCGCAGAGGAGGACTCTTTCAGAGGCTCCAAATTTCTGCGGTTCAAGTCTTTCACTTGCCTTGATTGGGATGGCCCGACAGAAGAGCAAATGGACTCTGCTTTTCCTTTGGACGAAATGGTCAAGGAGCCCACTTACGAATACGTCAAGGCGCTTTTCGAGGGCGAAGCTGCCGGCGACAAGGAAGACGGCGACGAAGACGAGAAGCCCTCTCGCTCTCGATCACGAGAGCGGGAAGATGAAGACGAAAAGCCCTCTCGC